GATCGGCGCGGTTGTGTTTTTATGCGGAGTGGCCGCTCACCTGTGGTCACAAAACGAGCTTAACAAATCAAATTTAAGCTTGGCTGAAGAACGTTTAACCGTTGTGGAGAAGGACAATGCTAAGCTGGGCGAAGCTGTTGTATTTCTTGCTGCACAAAGGGAGAAAGATACGGACTCTTTCAAGAAACTAACTTCTGCAATTCAGGACGAACAACATAATCACAAGTTGCTTCAGGACAAGTTGCAGACATTGGAGAAAAGTAATGCTGACGTCAAAGCTTATCTTAACGAGCGTATTCCTGATGATTTGCGCAGGTTGCTCGACGCAGACTCAACCTCCCCCAGCTCCACAGATAGTGAAGGTAAGACTACCCGCGCATCTTCTGATGGAATGTCGGGAAGTTGAGAAAACTCCTTTGGTTTACACAAGGGATATTATCCGACGTTTACAGGATACAGAAACTGCTCTGACTGAATGTAAACTGAGGGTTAAGGAAATCATACGCTATGAAGCTGAAAATGTTTCGCTTGATTTTGTAGGATCAAGCAATTATATTCAGCCTAAATAGCAATAAGAAAGGGGGCTTCCATGAACGGGGCAAGTCAAGAGCAATATGATCGTGACTGGACGAATTACATCCAGTATGCAAATAGCTTGTCCGCTGACGAGATGGCAATACGTGACAAAGTTGTTGCTGAGTATATGTTCGACTACAATTGGACTAACGCTTGCATGAGATGCGGGTTCAATGCTATGTTTGCACAGGAGCTTGGCCAACGCTTTGCCACGGACTGTTACGTTCGATGGAAGCTCAAGGAGATTGAAAGATCCCGTGTTCAACGTACTTCTGAGCAAGCTAACATTGAAGCAGACCTTGAGCGTCAGCATATCATTGAAGCATTAAAACGTGAAGCTCATTATACAGGACCGGGATCTTCTCAAGCTGCTAGAGTAGCTGCATTGGGCAAGCTTGCACAAATTTATGATTTGGATGCGCCCAAGAAGGCTAAAATTGATGTTACTAACAGAGGCGGCGTAATGATAGTCCCTGCTGTAGCAAATATTGACGAATGGGAAAAAACTGCATCCGAGTCTCAACAACGACTAGTTAAAGAGACTGAAGATGGAGCTAAATCGACAACCTGATAACATGCCGCGAGTAGTCTGGAAGCCACATCCAGGTTCACAGACGCTCGCTCTATCCTGCCCTGCTGATATCATCTTATACCACGGAACTCGCGGTCCTGGAAAAACAGACTGCCAGCTTATGCGCTTCCGTAAGAATGTTGGCGTAGGGTACGGTAAATTCTGGAAGGGTATTATATTCGACCGTGAATATAAAAACCTTGATGACCTTGTAACTAAGTCACAGCGTTGGTTTCCTGAATTTAAAGACGGTGCTAAATTCCTTAGTTCCAAGTCTGATTATAAATGGGTTTGGCCTACTGGGGAAGAATTGCTGTTTCGTGTTGCTTGCAAAGAAAAGGATTATTGGTCTTATCATGGTCACGAATACCCGTTTATCGGATGGAACGAATTAACAAAGTATCCGGACGGGCGTTTGTTTGAAGCAATGATGTCCTGTAACCGTTCATCATTCCTACCCGAAGATAATCCAATCATCAATCCGGACGGTACTGTTACATATTTACCAGACATTCCTCTGGAAGTGTTTGCTACCAGTAACCCGTTTGGTGCTGGGCATAACTGGGTTAAGAAACGCTTCATTGACGCTGCGCCGATGGGTAAGATACTCAGTAAAACTACGCGAGTGTTTAACCCGCGGACGCAGAAAGAGGAAGATGTGGTTACGACGCAATGTCATATCTTCGGATCTTACCGCGAGAACAAAAACCTGAGCCCGAAATATATTGCAGAGCTTATGTCCATCACAGACCCGAACAAACGAGCTGCATGGTTAGGCGGTAGCTGGGATATCACCTCCGGCGGTATGTTCGATGATCTGTGGCGTAGCACTGTTCATAAAATACGCCCATTCCCAATCCCATCAAGCTGGAAGATTACACGTTCTTTCGACTGGGGTTCTTCAAAACCATTCTCCGTTGGCTGGTGGGCTATTAGTGACGGTTCGGATGTTGTACGTGAAGATGGTACTACCTTCTCAACTGTTCGCGGTGACTTGTTCCGTATTAACGAATGGTACGGCACTAACGGTAAAACAAACGAAGGCCTACATTTGCTGGACTCAGAGATTGCAAGCGGTATACTGGAGCGGGAATTGGCCTGGGGTATACACGACCGTGTAGTTCCTGGACCTGCGGATAACTCTATTTGGGATCTGGAGAACAATAACTCTACCGCTGCAACAATGGCGAAGAAAATCCGTCTTAACGGCAAGCTGTATAACGGTATCCATTGGAAGAGAAGTGATAAATCTGCTGGGTCGCGTAAACGCGGTTGGCAGAAAATGCGTGAGTTTCTTAAAGCTGCATTACGGGAAGATGCAAACGGTAAACCTTTGCCGGGACCGCGTGAAAACCCAGCAATGTATGTTTTCGATAACTGTAATTATTTCTTTGAACTGGTTCCAAGTCTTCCGCGCGATGAAGTAGATCAGGACGACGTTGATACGGAATGTGAAGACCATATGGGTGATGAAGTACGTTATATGGTTCTGGATCAAGCTGTTTATACAGGTGTTGGTAAAACTATCGGTATTTGACTGGAGGGTATATGGGTATTGATGCAACTCACCCGTTATATGACAAGTGGAAGGATGCATGGGTTAAATGCAACGACTGCTATGAGGGTGAAGATAAAATTAAGGAAGAAGGTGTTAAATATCTGCCACCTTTAGCTTCCATGATTATTGATGGGATGAATAACCCTAATGATTTGGGCTTTCAACGTTGGCTCGCTTATCGTTTGCGTGCTAACTTCCCTGACGATTATTCAAGTGCTGTCACAAATAATTTAGGTCTGTTGCACCAGAAGCCGCCTACAATCCAGCTTCCTCCTGAAATGGAGTACATGCGGGAGCTGTGTACTGCGGATGGTGAAGACATTATTGCTCTGCTACGTCGCATCAACGAAATGCAGTTAAAAAATGGACGTTTGGGCTTGCTGCTGGACTTACCGAAAGGTGAGGATGTAAATAACAGACCTTATATTAGCGTTTATGATGCTTTATCCATTATCAACTGGGATGATGGTAAAGATGAATTAGGCAATATTAACTTGAACATGGTTGTTCTGGATGAAAGTGGGCCTGTACGTGTCAATCAGTTTGACTGGAAAGAAGAGAAGCGTTATCGCGTCCTGCAATTAGGTCCGATGGACACAGATGAAGTTGCAGGTGGGGCGGTCTACTCCCAGCATTTATTTATCAACAATACCAATTATGATGAAGGGCAAATGATTGCTCCTTATTATAAAGGTAAGACGCTGGACGAAATACCTTTCCAGTTTGTCAATACAACAGATATTACACCAGCACCGGAAGCGCCTCCATTGTTGGGGCTAGCTAACATCTGCTTAAGCATGTACCGAAGTGACGCTGATTACCGTCAAAGTCTGCATATGCAAGGTCAGGACACGTTAGTTGTTGTTGGCGGTACTGGGGAGAATGGAGATAAAGCCCCTCAGCGCATCGGTCCTGGAGCGGTCATTAACGTTGCTATTGGTGGTGACGCTAAATATGTAGGCGTTAGCGGTGACGGTTTGTCCGAGCAACGCCTCGCATTAGCAGCGGATAAGCAAGAAGCTCAGATTAAAGCCGGGCAGATGGTAAACAACACCAAGAGCACGCAGGAATCGGGCGAAGCTATGAAAACGCGTATTGCTGCGCGTACCGCTAGCCTGATTCGAATTGCGTATACTGGTGCGGCAGGTTTGGAAAACTTGCTGAAGGTTTGTGCTAAATGGATGGGTGCTGATCCAGAGAAGGTTGTGGTTAAGCCTAATCTTGAATTTACCAAGAGCATGTTTAACGGTCAGGACTTTGTTCAAATTATTACTGCACGCAACCTTAAGGCTCCGATCAGCTTGCAGTCTATTCATGGCTGGCTTGTTGATCAGGGCTTGACCACACTAAGCTTTGAAGAAGAAATGGCAATTCTTGAAGAAGAGCTTAAGAAGTGGCCTCTGCCCGATGATGCTAAAGCTGATTTAAACGCAGAGCAGCAAGTAAACAAAGATCCTAAGGAAGACGACGCTTCCGATAAAGAATAGTTGCAACTTCCAAATTGATTGGTTTATATTAACGAACACGGGGCTGGGACGGCTCAGCCCCAAAAACGTCACACGGGTGACAACGGAGATAAGAAATGAAAAAGAGTTCTGTAGCTATTAGTGTTGGTTTTGCTTTAATTAATCCACGCGCTCGCGGTGAAGGTGATGTGGAATTACAATACGAGTACGCATCTGCGGAAGAAATCCCAGCGGAATTTGCAACTCTTTACGCAGAGCAGGGCGGTAAATACGTTCTTGCAAAAGTCAAAGGTGTAGCACCTGCTGATAGCGTTCGTCGTCTGGAAAGTGCGTTAGCAAAAGAGCGTAACGATCATCGTCAGGTGAAACAACAAATTAGCGCACTGGGGCGTCCAGTTGAAGAAGTCCTGGCGGATTTGGATCGTATCCCTGAGCTGGAAGCTGCTGCTAACGGTAAAGGGAATCCGGAAGACATTGAGAAGATGGTCAAAGCCCGTCTTGCGCCGCTCGAGCGTCAATTGCAAACTGTTATCGCCGAGCGTGACACGGTTAAGCAGGAAATTGAAGGCTACCGCACTCGCGAAACTAAAGCGAAGATTAAAGATGCAGTTATTGCCGCTGCTTCTGGTGCTAAATTGCGTCCATCTGCTATCGAAGACGCTGTAACTTATGCACAGTTGCAGATGACCGTCGACGAGAACGGCAATGTGGTTACGAAAGATGGTGCTGGTGTTACCCCGTATCTAACTCCGGCTGACTGGCTGAACGAAATCCTTCCGAAACGTCCGCACTGGGTTGAAGGATCTGCTGGTGGCGGTGCATCTGGTCCTGGCGCGGGCGGCCATCACGGTGAAGACCCATACAGTCACGACGGTTGGAACATCTCTAAGCAGATGAATCTCTGGAAAACTAATCAACCTTTAGCTAAACGCTTAGCTGAAAAGAATGGCGTAGATCCGTTGAAGCCTGTACGTCCTGCTAAGAAATAAGTTGACATCCCGACGTCCCTGATGTTAAGTTTCAACACATCAGGGACACGGGTTCCTAAACAGCCTTCCACGGGGAAAGGCTACCAACAGTAAACAAATCAATCCTTTTCCTGGAGACAAGTATGTCTAAATCTAAAATTATTCTACCATTTGGTCGTGGTGAAACTGACCTGACTCGTTTGAAGGATGTCATTGTCCCTGAGATCTTCACTGGTTATGTGCAGACGCAGACCGCTGAACTTTCTGCCCTGATCCAATCCGGTGCGGTTGTAATGGACGAGCGTTTATCTGCTAACCTTGCTGGTGCAGGTTTGACTTTTAACGAGCCTTTCTATAATGACCTGAAAGACGAAGACGAAGATATTGCGATCGATAAAGGTGCTCCGTCCAAACCGTCAAACATCACTACCGGATCTGAAGTTCAGGTTCGTATGAGTCGCTCAAAATCCTGGGGTTCTGCGGATCTGGTATCTGCTTTGATTGGTAACGACCCAATGACCGCTATCGGTAATCGCGTGTCTGCGTGGTGGGTTCGCCGTCTGCAAGCTGCATACATTGCAACCTGGAAAGGTGTATTTGCTAATGCCAAGAAATCCCATTCGGACGATCTGACGTTCGATATTTCCGGTTCTTCATTTGTAAACAACCAGACCAACTTTACCGCGTCTAACTTCATCAACGCAACTGCAACGATGGGTGATGCTGCTCGTGGTCTGACCATGATTATGGTACACTCTACCGTTCGTAATCGTATGCGTCAGCTGAACCTGATCGACTTCATTCCGGATGCTCGCGGTGAAACTCAGTTCGAGTATTATCAGGGTTTGCGTATTATTGAAGACGACTCCATGCCGCACGATCCGTCTACTGGTATCTTTGAAAGCTGGCTGTTCGGCCCGGGCGCGACTGCAATGGGTGCTGGTTCACCAAAAGTTCCGACCGCTGTGGTTCGTGACGAAGCTGCTAACAATGGTGCTGGTGAAGAAGTTCTTCACAACCGTGTTGAATGGATTCTGCATCCGGTCGGTCATGCTTGGGCTGCTGCCCAAACTGCTAAAGGTGGTCCGTCTAACGCTGCTACCACTAACAACCTGGCCCATGAAGATTCCTGGCGTCGTGCGTTCCCTGAGCGCAAGCAGCTTAAAGTCGCACGCCTGATCACTCGTGAGTATCAGGGTTCCTAAGGCTTCACTCAACGCCGCGCTGTAGTATTTTGGGGACATTTATGTCCCCTCTTTTTTAGGAGAACAACCATGCGTTATCAACGTTATGAACGACATGACTTGATGGAAAAATCGTTGCAGGTGGAGCCAATTTCGATTACTCTCGATCCTGCTAAGATTGACACCACAACTTCAGAAGTAAAGACGGTTACTGTTAAAATAAACTTTGTCCCAGGCGGAACTACAAACAAAGCGTATAGCGCGTCAGTTGACGGTTCCTCTGCTACAATTAAAGACAACGGGGACGGTACAATTACCGTGACCACAACCGCAAGCAGTGGTACTTCAAACTTGACAGTAACGTCCAAGGCAAAGGATAGTGTTACTGGTACATGTGTTATTAATGTGACCTAAAAAATAAGGATTAAACAATGAAGACATTAATTGAAGCATTGTTAGAACTTGATCCGGATAACCCGAATCATTGGACCAGCGATGGCTTACCTAAAGTTGACGCTCTGCGTTTCGCTACCGCTAACCCGTCTTTAACCCGCGACGATATTACAACTGCTGCTCCGCTGTTTACCCGCGATAACCGCGTGCTGGAAGAGCCAGCGCCAGTGGAACCTGTTAAATCTGCTGATCCAGTTTTACATGAAGCTGTCAAACAGGAGAAAGCTCATGAAGAACAAAAGAAAGTCGCGGTTGCAACGATGCAAATCGAAGTTAAGATTAGCGAAGCACTGCGTGCTCTTCTGGAGCCGGAAAAAATCGGTGACACTTCCAGCTTAACCGATGAAGAACTGAAAGCGAAGCGTGAAAAGCTTAGCAATGTGGTTAAAGAGATTGCTGACACTAAGCACGCGCTGGAGCTTGCTATTGCAGACGTTCAAGCGGATCTGGATAAGATTATTGTTGAGCAGGAAAGTCGTCGTCCTAAGTCCGGTCTTACTGCAACTCAGATGTATCTTGAAGCGCAGAAAAAACGTAAACCGGAAGACATGCTTTCTGACCATCGCTTCCAGAACCCTATTGACGATCCGGTCGCCCGTATGGTTGCACGTAATATGATGCGTCGAGGTTAATCATGGAAATGAGCCATAGACAATATGTGTTGTGGCTCCTCCGACGTAATAGAAAACGGCGTCAAGAAGACGCCGTTTCTGTTCCTGAAGAAGAGCTCCCGCCACTTATCCCTACAACCATCGCAATGAGGAAGAAAGATGGAGATTCCACTGATAGTTGAAGATGGTACTGGTGTACCGGACGCCAACAGTTATGTGACCATTGAACAAGTCCGCATGTATGCCGCAATGCGAGGTATTGTACTTCCAAGTGAAGATGAAGATCTAAAGACAAAGATCTTCGACGCTATGGATTTTGTGGAAGGGTACGGTCAACGGTTTAAGGGTTATAAAATGGACCCACAGCAACCGCTAAATTGGCCACGCTACGGGGTGTTTGTGGATGGGTTCGAGCTACCCCAAAGCCCCTTACCAAAGGCGCTTATAAACGCTATTTGCCAGCTTACAGCGGACTCAGCTACTGGTGGTCCTCTTAATGGGAAAACTACTGCATATGCAGTCAAAAGAACTAAAGTAGAAGGTCTTGAGATTGAATATGCAACTGGTAGCACAGCACAGTCAGGTCCAGCAAAAACATATGATAAAGCTATGACGTTTTTATCACCTTTGCTGGGTTATCAAATGGGTAACAGATTAATACGGTGATTTATGAGCTTTCCTTATGAGCAGTTAGTTGAAGCTGCAAAGCAAATGATCAACGACGCTGGCGTGAACTGTACCCTTGTGGTCATGGAAAAAGGTGAAGGTCAAGATGAGTGGGACGATCCTAGTGTTGAAAAACGTTACCCATTTATCGGAGCTTTTCTTTCTCCGAAGGAAAAAATGATCGGTGGGAGCCTTGTTGCTACTGGCGAATTGAAAGTCTTAACCTATCCGATGACTCCACCATTAACACGAGATAAAGCAATGACTGCACGCATTGAGCGCATGTCTCCGGATGGTGAGTTGGAAGTATGGACAATTAACGAGTTCGTTGATACAAGACCTGCTAATGTTTCTGTTCTTTATACTTTCAAGGTGACGCGATAATGGGATTCGGGGCGGATATACGGCGTGCAAGTCAAAAGGTGCTTGTCCAGACTGGGGAGCAAGCCAAAAAGGTTGTTGTCAAGTTCACGGAGAATGTAATTCAGGATACTCCTGTTAAGACCGGACGTACAAAAGGCGGTTGGCGTTCATCCATTGGTGCACCATATGCGACGGAAACTATCCGCCTCGATCCTACTGGGGAATTAGCTAAAGCGGAAGCTAGGGTTATCGTAAGACAGTTGCCAGATGATAAAGACTGGACTTTCTACTTTAGCAACTTAACCCCGTATGCTCCGAAACTTGAATATCTTGGTTGGTCGCAGCAAGCGCCAAATGGCATGGTGCGTATTAACGTAGCGAAGCTACCAATGTTGATACGCCAAGCTATTGTAGAAGGAAAACTATAATGCTGGGATACGATTTTATTAATGACGTATTTAATAAGATGCTACGCGAAGCCGTTGGACCGGATATAGGTATAGCGTGGAAGAACAAGAAGTTTACACCTAAAGCGAATCAGATGTGGTTAAAAGCAATCAATGCGCCTGCATCCACATACGCGGCAACGTTAGGTGACAACGGTCTGAATGAAATTCCAGGATTCTATCAAGTTACAGTGTACAGTCCGTTAAACACTGGAACGTCTAAACAGAATCAAATCTTGGATTCCATTCGGAAAAAGTTTAAACTGGGCTTGCGTATCCCGTGCCCGAATGACCACACGATACGAATTGTCAGCTTAGACTTTTCGCAGGGTGGACAAACTTCGCTGAATGATTTTACCAGAGGCGGGGTTGAAGACAACTGGGACGTTAACTTTATTACAATCTATTGGTCGGCTCGTGAGCCGAGGTAAGAGAGGATCTAAATATGGCTACAGGTTCACGTTATTCGTGTTATTACGTCAAAGAAGATGTGAGCAACACAACTCCAGCAAGCGCGAAGTTTACCCCGTTTCGTGTAACGAGTTCCGGTCTGGATATCAACATTGCGACGCTGGAGTCTGAAGAACTGCGTGATGACGCAGAAACCGCAGACTTCCGTCTTGGCGCTCGAAGCGTTGAAGGTACGGTAACGGGCGAAATGTCCTTCGGTACGTTTGACGACCTCATTGCGGCAGCACTGCGAGGTGAATGGCAGGACAACGTCCTTAAAGGTGGTATTGTTCGCCAGTCATTTACTTTTGTAGACTATAACGCAGATCTGCCATCAGGTAAATACACAATCTATCGCGGTTGTGAAGTTAACAGCATGACTTTCTCATTGTCCGCTGAAAACATGACCACAGTAGAGTTCGGCATTGTTGGTCGCTCGATGGAAATTGCGGAATCGCTCCCATCTGGTGCAACTATCAAAGAGCGTACAACTACTTCACCGATGGACGGCTTCTCCGGTCGCTTGCTGGAAGGCGGTCAGGAAATTAGCGTTATCACGGAAATCGGTCTTACCGTTGAAAACGATATCGCTCCGCGCTTCGTTGTCGGCTCGAAGTTCTCCATTGAACCGTCTGCTGGTCGCCGTGCTGTAACTGGTACAGCTAACGTTTACTTCCTGGATAATAAACTGCGTATGAAGTATCTGGATGAATTGGAGACATCAATCAAGTTTGACCTGATTGACCCAACCAATCCGGAACAGAAATACACAGTGGAAATCCCTCGCGTGAAATTCACTGAGGCTCCGCGTCCTATTGACGGTGAAGGTGATATCATGCTTAATATGGGCTACCGCGGATTGCTGGACCCAACAACCGCAAGTTCCATCAAAATTACCCGCGTTTTAGCGGCAGCATAAGGATAAGAAATGACCGACACCAAAAAAGCCAAAGTTACAGTAGCTAAAAGCTTCCGTGATTTTAAAACTGTGAGCCGGGCTAACGATCCGGCAAACACTAAGCCTATGAATGTGGTTATTCCTGGTGTAGGCGACACTGGCGAAAAACTCTACATTCGTAGCCGCTACTGCACAGAGTACCGTGACGCTGAACTGAAAGCGCAACGTCAACTGTTGGCACTTATGCAGGGTAAAGACGGTGAAGTAACAGATGCTATGAAGGAAGACATCCTTACCCGTTCACTGTGTAACCTTGTAGCAGGTTGGACTTTTGACGAGCCACCGACTGTTGACAACGTGTTTGAGTTCTTAACGGAGAACCCAACTGTTCGAGAAGACCTTAACGTATTTGCCGCTAAAGATAGTAATTTTTTCTAAAAGCGCGCAGACAGTTAATTGATAAGAAGATCCTCCAATGGGAACTAAATAGTAAAGTCCCCGGCGGGGGATCTTCTTTATTATCGCAACTGCAAAAGGTTGAGGAACAGTCTGGTAAGACGCCACCTAAGCTTAAAGAATATCGGGAAAAGGAAATACCGCTTTGCTTCGAATATCTATCTACTTTATTTGATGATATCTACACTGGAGGAGGTTTTAGTTATACAGAATTGCACAGCTATCAAGTGACAATGGGCTTACATCTTCAACCGTACGAATGCGAAATACTGCGGCAGCTATGGCTTGAAAAGCGCGTGTCAGAAGCTGAACAAAATGCTAAACTCATGGAAAGTCAAATGCAAAATCAAAATAAAGGTAGAAGAAAAAGGAGAAGATAATGGCCGAAACCGCTTCGCTAGTAATCAGAGTTGACGCGAGAGGGATTAGTACCGCGGACTCTATGTTGCGGAACTTAGCGCGTACAGGTGACACAGCGGAGCGGTCTGCTCAACGTGTTACCTCCAGCTATAAAACATTGTCTAACACATCTAACGAACTTGCAACTGTCACAAGTCGTTTAGATGCTGCAATTGTAGGAATGATTAGCGTCGACACCATTAACCGTGTTATTTCGCTATCGGACTCCTGGACTATCCTCACCAACAAACTTGAACTGGCTCGTACGGGTAATGAAACCGTTGCGGATGCACAGCAACGCGTGTTTGATATTGCCCAGCGGTCACGTACAAGCTTGGAAGCAACTGCAACTCTATATTCCCGCCTCCAGCGTGTAATGAAGAATACTGGTATGACTGGTATGGATCTTGGGCGCATCACTGAAACAATCAACAAAGCAATGATCATTTCTGGTGCAACGTCCCATGAAGCAAGTGCTGCTCTTATTCAGTTTTCGCAAGCAATGGCATCCGGTGTTCTGCGTGGGGATGAATTCCGCTCTGTTGCAGAACAAGCTCCGCGCTTAACTCAAATCATGTACGATTCTTTAGGTGTTACCATTGGACAATTGCGCGAACTGGCTTACAGCGGCAAGTTAACCTCAGATGTGGTTATCAAATCGTTGTCTGGTGCTGCGGATACAATTGATAAAGAATTTAGACGCACTATGCCAACGTTCAACCAGCAATGGACGGTTGCAACAAACAACTTGACTAAGTTTATGGGTGAATCCCAAAAGACTCAAGGTGCGGTTGCTGCATTGGGACAGACGTTTGTTGCATTATCCGAAAACTTAGGAACGGTTGTAACGGTTGGTTCAGCTTTAGCCACAGTGATTACCGCCCGTATCATTACGGCAATGCTTGCTAAGACTAAAGCGTCTATAGCTGCTGCAAAAGCATCTCAGATGGAAGCTGCACAAACTACGGCAACTACGGCGGTGATGCAAAGCTCTATTGGCGTTACCGCACAGAAAGCGGCGGCGGATCGTGCTGCTTCTCTTGCCGCGTTACAGGTCGCTCGCGGGTCATTAGCGGTTGCTAAGGGTACGGCAGCGGAAGCAGGTGCTCGTCTTGCGCTTATTAATGCTACCCGTGCGCATTCTGCGGCAATTATGGCGGACGTACAAGCGCGACAGGCGCTCAATGCTGCTCTTAATGCAACTGTACCAGCCGCAAGCCGAGCAGCTACAGCAATGAGCGTGCTGCGCGGTGCTATGGGGTTAATTGGTGGTCCTGTTGGTGTAGCAATGCTGGCAGCGGGTGCAATTTACTCCTATAAAGCGTCGCTGGAAGCTGGTCGTGCGGAAAACAATCAGTTTGCAGATAGTGTTGATAGTGTACGCGAAAAACTGATGCAGATGACGGAAGTTCAGCTGGCAGCTAACGCAGTTAAAGCTCGCGCAATACTTCCGGAACTTGAAGAGCAAATGAAGCGCGAGCAAAGCGCTCTTAAATCTGCAACGGAAACGCAGAAGTTCTACGAAGCACAATTAAAACGTCGAGCTGCGTCCGGTCGTGATACAGCTAGTGCCGAGAAGAACTTACAAATTGCAACGGACAACGTCAAGCTTGCTGCTGAACGCGCGGAAGACGCACAACGTCGATATAACAATGTGCTTGAAATGGCAAGCCCTGCTATCGAGAAGATAATTCCGTTAGCTCGTCAGCTTGCTGCTGATATGAAGGCCGTTCTTAACATCAAATCCGGTCCACTTATTGACGAAAAAGTATTGGATCGCTTTAAAGGTCGACTCGGGGACGTTAACCGTGAGATTGACGTCAACACGGTTAAAGGTGCTGGCAACGCTCGCCAGGCTGCAATTCTTAGTGGACTGTATCAGACGCTGGGCAAGGATGCGGATACATACGGAAGTCTTATTCGCAAAGTAGCTATGGGGCAGGACGTTAGCTCAGAGGCAACAAGCGAATCCGCTAAAGAGTTTGTTAAATATGCTCAAGATTTAGCCCAAGCCCTTGGCAAAAACTACGATCTTGAAGAAGCAGAGAGAAACCGAACTAAAGCGACAAAAGACGGTATTAAAGCAGAACAACAGAACGCCAAAGTTATTGACGATTTACGAAACAAGCTTAACGAAGTAACCACAGGAGTTAAGGAAAACGCCAAAGCGAAAGCGCAAGCGGTAGCACTTAATAAGCTCAATGCGTCTGCAACGGCTGCGGAAAAAGCAGAAGTCGTTAGTCTTGCTGCTGCGATCTACGATGCAGAAGAAGCTCAAAAGAAACTGGACGAGCGTAAGAAGAATCGTAAGTTTGCTCAGGGTCTGTTAGATGAAGGTATGACAGACTACGCGCAAATTGAATACGAGATGCAAGAAAAGATTATGAAGCTTCACAGGGATCAACAAGCGGATGATCTTGAGCATTATAAGCTCTACGAAGATGCAAAGACGCAAGTCCTGAAGAAAGCAAGTATGGAAAGGGAAAATCTGGATAAAGTTCTTATGAACCGAATGATATCCTTTTCTCAGGAATCCTTAGGCATTATAATGGATGGACTGTCACAGGCTGTAAGCCAGCAGAACTTCTTTTATAAAGCTATGTTTGCAGCACAGAAAGCAATGCAAATCCCGTCAATCCTTGCCAACACGGAAACGGCAGCATCCGCGGCGCTTGCATGGGGCACACAGCAAGGCGGTGCTACAATGGGCGCAACTATGGCAGCTATAGTGAAAACTATGGGCTATGCGTCAGCAGCTACTGTGGGTGGCTTAGCAATTGCTGGTATGGCTCACGACGGTATTGATAACGTTCCGCGTGAAGGTACATGGTTGCTGGATAAGGGTGAACGTGTACTTAATGCTCCGTCTAATGACAAGTTAAATCGCTTTCTGGATAGCCAAGCTTCACAACAAGGTGGCGTGAATATGTCCGGTGGTGTTAGCATTGTTCAGTATATCACGGTGCAAGGAAATGGCGATGCAGCACTCACACAAGCCATGCAAAAAGCAGCCCGTGATGGCGCTGAGCAGGGATATAATAAAGTTCTTAATGACTTTGCATCCCGAGGAACAATTCGTAGAACTGCAATGGGGTAATATATGCTCACTTGGCCCGAAGAAATTAGACCTTCCGAGATGGAATGGTATCTTGTTTCAAACTCTGTAGAATTTACAAGCCCCTTTAATGGGGCTTCACAAACTGTGTCCTATCCTGGGTCACGATGGGAAGCAACATTAACGTTCAGCAATTTAAATGACTGGCAATCCAGAAAGCTTGAATCAACGTTAGCTAAGCTTGACGGTAAAGCTGGTCGTATTATGCTTCAGGATTTTGGTCGTTGGGGACGCGCACCGATTGGATCACCTGTGGTTAATGGTGCAAACAATACAGGGACAACTTTATCAACCAAAGGTTGGACTCCTAACAGAAAGGTTCTATGGGAAGGGGATTACATCGCAGTAAATAACGAATTAAAATTAATAACCGAAGATGCGTGGAGCGATTCTTCTGGTAACGTGATTTTAAACATTGCCCCAATGTTAAGGACTATCCCGCCAAACGGGGCTAAAATTGAAACTCAAAAGCCACAAGGAGCTTTCCGTTTATCTGACAATACTAACGGAGTTAAGCGTCAACCGGCATTTAATAACTCATTTACTTTAAAATTCTCGGAGGCGTTCTAATGCTATTCAGCCCTTTCAGCGATACGCTTCTTAATGCAATGGAGCAGCCAAACGTTAGTTTAGTCCTTGCTGCGGAAATCGACTTTCCTTCTGGTGTAACGCGTGTACATACTGGGACAGGTGTTGTTGTTATTAACGGTCAAACGTTCCTGGGTGTTGGTACGCTTGGAGACGTAGGATCTGTAACAGAAGAAAACAGCACAAGTTCCAGCACAATGTCCATGGCGCTAAGCGGTCTGGATATGAGTCTTGTTGGGGAGACGTTAAACGAAGAAGTTATCGGACGTAATGTTGTTTGTTATATTGCGGTAATGAACGATCAAGGTAACGTCATTGCTGCTAATATTTTGTTTGAAGGTTTCATTACAGACACCGCATTACAAGCAGGTCAACAGAATGCATTGAGTTATGTTATTTCCAACGTGTTTGAGCGTTGGTCACAAGGTTTACCGGATCGCTATACGGATGAAAGTCAACAGCGTTTATATCCGGGCGACCGTTTCTTTAGATATATTGCACAAATGGCTGAACGTTCAATCTTTTGGGGGAGTAAAAAAGATGCGCCAGGGTTCTCCTATGAGTAAGTTGCCAGGCTGGCAGACACGTTTATTAACCACAGTAAAGGAGTTGTCAACGACTCCTTTTTCTTGGGGTGAAAATGATTGCTGTACCTTTGCGGCAAAATGTGTTGATGCTCAATACGGTACAAATATCTACGAACAAGTCGCTGGAAAATATAGTACAGAGCTTGGAAGTAAAAAGTTCACTATTGAAAGAGTTGGAACCGCTTACCTTCCATTGTTATTGGATACATATCTGAGCGAACGCGTTGACAAGAACTATGCGCAAAGAGGCGATGTGGTTACATTTGAGGGAGCATTGGGCTTAACTGCTGGCATATTATGGACTGGATATGTATGGGCTATGGGTCCGAACGGTGTGGAAACATTCCCGCTTAATAAGATCAAAATTACGGATATTTGGAGGGTCTAATGCCACCAGCAATAATTGGAGCAGCGATAGCTTTAGGTGCGTCAGCTGCTGCTGCGGCTAGTATTATTTCAGCAACTACCGCTCTCGTTATCGGTATTGCTGCAACCGCGGCAGGTGCTCTTTTGACTAAGACACCAAATATGAACTTTGATGCTTACAAGGGGCAGCAAGAGCGTAAACAGGTTCTGCGTGCGGCTACAGCGTCACGTTCTGTTGTATATGGCACGACCGTAGCGTCAGGACTATTAGCATTTGCGGAGGAAGAAGCTGGAGATCAAGATGAAGGTGAATGGATGCATCTTGTTGTTGTTCTTGCTAGTCATAAATTGGAAGGTATTGAAACGATTTGGTTGGGTGATGACGGAATTGATTGGTTTGGTGAAAACGCTACTTGGGAGTTTCATAACGACCGTCAGACTGTTGACCCATTCATGTTAAGACATTGTCCTTCCTGGAAGGATGATATGATTGGCAAGGGTATTGCATGGCTACGTTTAAGCTTAAAGTTTGATGCTGAAAAATTCCCATCCGGTTTGCCAAACGTCAAGGTGTTGAAAAAGGGACGTAGAGTCTATGACCCACGTTCCGGTCAAACTGTCTTTAGCGATAACGCTGCTCTTGTTATTCTTGATTATTTCCGCACGTATTTAAAGCGCAAGGACGAGAATATTAACTGGGACCAATTCAAGGAAGCTGCTAACATCTGCGATGAGTTTGTTACTAACGCAGATAGCACTACGGAAAGACGCTACCGCATTAACGGTGAGTTTGAAGTGGATGAAGCACCTGCCAAAATCCTTGATGCTATGCTTGAAGCTTGCGGTGGGGAACTAACCTATATTGGCGGCAAGCATGGTCTGTTAGTTGGCGCTTATTATGGTCCTGCTACCATGACTTTGGACGAAAGCTGCATTGCTGGGGATATTAAAATTATCCCTGAAACATCTTATAAAGAGCGCACCAATACCATTACAGGTACATTCGTCGACCCGAAGCAAACATACGCCGAAGCAGATTTTCCTCCAGTTGTGGTTAAGGAATGGGTGGAAAAAGATGGCGGCGAAATAACGCAAGACATGGATTTCCGCTTCGTTACAAGTGAATATCAAGCGCAACGGCTCGCTAATATTATTTTACGTCGTAAGCGTGTTGGTCGAACAATTGAAGTGCCATGTAACATGAAGGGGTATAAATTCCGCCCGGGCATGTATGTTAACGTAACAATTTCAAATATTGGAATGAAAAATGTTGAGATGCGCGTTACTAAATGGTCATTCGATCCTAAAGGTGGGATTAATCTTGTCCTTCGTCAAGACTTCCTGGAAATGTGGGACGACGCTATTGGTAAACCAATGGAGCGCCCGGATCTGGTAGACCTTCCGTCTGGTGCTATTGCTCAACCGCAAAACCTTCAGTATCAGGTATTGCAGATCAGCGATGTTGTGCAGGGTGTTTTAACATGGAGCAATATTGGGCAGGTAGCGTATAACCGCGTAGCCGTGCGACAGGGAGGTACAACGGTTTGGACCGCACAAGTCCCTGGCCAAAACGTTCGCGTTACTGGGTTGCTGCGGGGCGCGTATACAGCACATGTTCAAGCGGTAGCCTATAGTGGGGCGGTATCACCGGAAGCGTATCTGGAATTTAATATTCAAGCTCCACCTCCTCCAACGTCTATTGAAGTGCAACAAGGTTACTTTGCAATAAGTCTAATCCCTAAATCCGCGGATATTGCAAACGTTAGCACGCAATATGATTTCTGGACCTCCGGTGAAACAAGATTGTCTTCCGTGTCTACAGATATTGTGGAACGCGAAGCGACTCGTAAAGGTATGGGTACAACATGGACTTCAGAAGGTTTGAAGAATGACCACACTTACTACTGGTATGTTCGAACCATCAACGCTTTTGGATCGTCTGCATTTGTAGAGGTTGCTGCATTGTGCTTCACAACAGCTACAGACTTAATGCCACAGATTGATTCTGAGTTCAAGAAGACGGAGACTTATAAAGAGCTTACTGCTGAAATTACAGGTGTTAAAGACGGTGTTACCCAACTCAGTCAAACTGTAGTAGATACAGAAAAGCGTTTAAGTCAAAGTGTTAGCAACGTTCAGCAAAGCGTTATTACTTTGGACGGCGTTGTTCAAGATCAGGGTGTTACCATCAACGAACAGGGGCAACTCATTGATGCACAGGGTCGATTGATTGATACGCAAGGTAAAACTATTCAGCAAGTTAGCGCCACTGTACAGGAGACAAGTAAAGCAGTCGTAGATCTGGAAGGTAATGTTAACGCTCAATGGGGCGCCAAGGTACAGGTTGACAGTAAAGGGCAAAAATACGTCGCTGGTATCCAGTTAGGTATGGAAGGGTCCGGTGGAGCTGTCCAGTCTTACTTCATGGTGAGCGCTAACAACTTTGCTATCTATAACCCGACAAACAGCGTAGCAGAACTGGCATTTGCTGTTAAGAACGGTCAAGTGTTCATGAAGGCTGCGTTTATTGAAAATGGTACTATCAACAGCGCCAAAATCTCAAAACAGATTCAGTCAACCAACTACGCTAACAATAGCGCGGGTTGGATGATTAACAAGAACGGTAGCGCCCAGTTTAACAACGTAACGATAAGAGGTACGGTATACGCTAGCAACGGGTCTTTTACTGGTACAGTGAACGCAACAAGCGGTAAATTCAAGGGTACTGTGGAAGCTACCAGTTTTGTGGGTGATGTTGCGAATATGTGTGTCATTGCTGAGTCTGCAATACCAAACACACGAACTACAAGTTCAAGAACCTGGACAAAAACGTTCAAAGACTCATCCGGTTCAACATTATCTAAAGACTTTGTGTTGTTATTAAGTTATAGTTTAACCGCATATACATCAAATCAGGCAAGTCGTATAATTGTGACTGCTAACATAGGTGGAACATCAATAACAAGGAGGATTGAGCGAGCTGCCAATGGGCCTGCCATGGATGTAACCATACCTTTAGCAGTGAAAGGAAAGACAGCGTCGAGCGTAACAATAAGCGTTAAGGAGGAATATACGAACGTCTATGGGAGTTACTTGCGTCCGTCTGTAATATTAATGACTCGCGGAACTGGTAGTTGGTCGTAATAAATAATTAACCCCTCGTTTGAGGGGTTAATTTTCAATAATCAATCACACAGTTTGAAGGTGAACCAATTCGTCGGTATTCATGATCTATCTCATGGCACCATTGTCCAGTCATTGGAAGCTTTTCGGTATCATAAATTAAAGAACCGTTACCATCACGGTCTAACGGTTTTGGAATAACGCCGGAATTAGGTTTACCAGTATTCAGACCGTTACCACATGCAGTGAGGGATAAAGTTAATGCCAGCATAATTAAAGCGCGTTTCATTGGGACTCCTTTGTGTTGTTGTCAAGGTTCAATTCTAATATACTTGTTGTGTTGAGTAAGTCAATAAATGTGGGAGATATTATGACAACTCGTTTACGTGGTACTTTAGTTGATGGTTTAAATAAACCAATTGTCAACGCTACAGTTGCGCTTTTAGCAAAAGGGAATAGCTTATTGGTATTGTCCGGCAGTGAAGCTATCTTTAAAACAAGTGCAACCGGAACATATGATATTACAGTCCAAACGGGCTATTACAAGGTTATCATCGGTCCGCAAGGCAGCGAGCCTTATAAAGCTGGTGAAATTGCTATTTACGCAGACAGTAAAGAAGGTACGTTGAATAACTATTTAACTTCATGGGCGCCGGAAGACCTAACTCCAGAAGTTATTGCGCAAGTTAAAGATTTAGTTTCACAAGCTGAGACGGCTAAGAATGCTTCAGCTGCATCTGCAACTAAATCCGAGCAGGAGCGCGTTAAAGCAGAGACTGCAGCACAGAATGCTGTAAACACTGCCAACGGTATGAAAGCTTCCATTGGTTTGACTAATAACCCACGCGATTGCCCCGACATCTCCGGAAATCCTTCTTCATTTTTAGGTTTTCTACGAATCATGGAAGGGGCAATTGGATGGCCTTCTGTAGCTTCAGGTGAGCGTTATTTATCCGGTTTTATTTGCCCAACGTTAGGGAGCGACCAACATTCACTGGACTTTTTATAGGGCATCTAACTGGCAGCACTTACACTTATAAATGGAACGCATCTAGCGGACCTTTGTGGTATAAACATATCAAGTCCTCGGAAATAGATAGATATAGACAATTATCTGATTCCACTACTATTTATAATGCATCAAAGAGCGCTAGTCTTGTCATAAAAGATACTAAAACTTGGGGCGCTTGGGACAATCAAACTTCCAAATATATACCTCTTGCAATAGCTCAGGGTGGGACTGGAGGAGTTACCGACGCGGATGCTCGTACAAACTTACGCCTCGGTGCTAATGATACACCGCAGTTCAGAAACCTTAATCTTGTTAACGTAGCAGACACGGCTCAAGCCCCTTCCGGTATTGTGAGCGGTTATTTAAATAATAGTTCTGGAGTTCAAAGATGTCGCTACCGCATATATTCTGAAATAAGAGGCGACAATAAAGCGTGGTTAACCTTACACCTTCAATCAGACACAGCAACAAATAAATATGCTGGTCTAAGCGTTGATGGTAATTTTCAAATCAATGGAAATTTTATTGGTAATGCTATAAGTCTATCAGATGTACAAACGTCCAAAGTAAACCTACAGGTAAATAGATTGCTGCAAGCTACAGGTGAAACGGACATTGTGAACCATGCTGGTTCAGCTCAGATCTTTATTACGGATAATAAAAACTGGGGCGCTTATGATAAAGAACTAAAACGACATATTCCGTTACCCGTTTCACAGGGCGGGACTGGAGCGGTTACTATTGGTGACGCTAAGACAAATTTACAAATACCTTCTGTTGGTGCTGGAGACTGGTTGGAGATTGCTGCTCCTTCTGGCGTTGAAGCGGGGAAATATTATCCAATTGTAATCAAAGCTCAATATGCCTCTTTATATGCTTCTGGTTTCTTTATAGATATACAAACTAGAAGCTCTAGCGGTTCGGATCCTATGAACTGTTGTACATTTAACGGATTCATACGAACAGGTGGTTGGTCGGATAGGAAAGACGCTGGCTATGGATACTATAACAGATATGGTTCTAATGAGCTTGCTTTAAAATGCATATTGGTATCCGCTAAGAATGCTGAAGACAATATAGCTGTATATGTAGAAGGTAGAGCATTCCCGGTGAAAATGCGTATACCTCAATTTTGCACAGCTACGGCAGTCGCTTCAGCTTCTACATATGGTGAAGTGACATTTGCTTGGGGTACATCCAATCCTGCTACAGATTCAGTTGGGGTAAATGCCCTATTTGATTTCTCTTTAAATAGAGTTGGTTTTTATCAAGCATCTACTGAAGGAAACTATTATATTGGTAACGGCCAACGTATAGTTCTTTCTAATGGGATGTCCGTAGGGGATGAATTAAGCTTAACCACACCTAAGATTACTTTCAGCGGTACAGTAGCAGCGGGTAACGGTTTTATTGCGGATGGAACGTCTGTATCCAATGCTACTTTTTATAGTCGTTATCGTGTCGGTGATACTGTTTACGGTGCGGAGTTCCGGGCCAGTGAGAATGCAGCCCAAGTTATTGTCAGAGACCCAGCAGGAACTAATCATCAATTCTTCAACTTTAATCTTAATGGTACATTTAGCGCGCCAAACGGTTTATTAAGCTCCACTGGTAATGATTGGAACGGTCAGATTAATACCGTTAACAAATTCTATGGAATTGCTGGAAGTGTTAACGGTCCTGAACATACTGGTAATATGGTTTATGGTGGTATACATGTAGGATTTAGCGGCAACTATGTCAGATGTTCTTGACCGGATGGAAGAACCTCCGCATACGTGGGCGGCGTACCACGACAAGCCCGGCGGTATGATGTCCATTGTTGAAATGGAATACCGCGAATTAATGGAGTGTAAGAAAGAAGGCGACCGCGCAGGGATCATGAAAGAGTTGACTGATCTTGCCGCAGCTTGTACTTGCGCTCTTCAAAAAATGAAAGATATGTAAGAATAGGAAGCCGACATGCAAAACGTAAACGCAGGAATGGGCGTAACCCAGTTCAACGGGATGAAACCGAAAAACTCCATCAACATGGGCGGTGTTGATTGGACGTTACGTCGGGACGCTACCGATTCAACTACCATGTTCCCACACCAGAAGGTTAGCTGGCTTAATGCTGGCTGTGAACCTATGGGTGATGGAAGGGTTCATTACTGTTGGATTATGGGAGTGATACCGCCTACGCCGGGCACTATCGAACGACCCGTGAATGTGATGTATGTCGGCTTCCACCAGTTTAAAATCACGATCGCTCCAAACTCCATTAGTCAGTCTGATCTTGATCGTATGCACGTTTACGTCAGCGATGGTACAGACTTTGCAGGTGATTTTATTAATAAGTTTCTTGGCGTGCAACCGGAGCAACCTGTAGAAGCTCGCGAACATATTAGTCCGTGGCCACCAATGATTGATCAGGAAGTTTTGCAGCCAAAGACCGCTCAAACGGTCCCTCAGAAACCGGAGCAGAAGGTAAAACCAAATGACGAAGAATGAAGGTATTGATAAAGTTGTTGAAGGGCTTTCTATTCGCGCTCATGTTATAGCAGATGAAGGTCATGATCAACTTACTATTATGAAATCCGCATTCAGCGATTTCAAGTCGCTTGGAAACTTAAGCGGGTTAATGACGGTGGTGTCGACCGGAAAATTAACCCAGCAGCAAATCAGTCTAGCTCAGCGTATTGCTGTTAAAGTTATTGCGGTACTTGGGATGATTGAAGCTGAAAAGCCCAGTTCCAAGCAGGATAACGAAAGCGACCTTTAAGGAGGTCTACTATGTGTGGTAATACTAACCGTTGCTGTTTAGGCAGTCCTGCAACACAAGCAGGTATACTTCAGGGGCAATTGGCTCAAGCAGCGTGTAATTGCAAGACGTTTCAACCAGTAGCGCCAACTCCGGTGTTTGTGAATGCTTTTGCACCGCCTGTTTTCAATACTTTTGGCGTATACCCATACGGTGCTTTCTTTCGTATATTCTAAGAAGAGAAAAGGGGCAAACGCCCCTTTCTTTAACGCTTATGAAAAGCTGACAGGATTGCAAGTGTTACAGCACCCAATCCGACGACGGTAGCATAAGTGAGTTGATGTTGAACTTTAACAAAACCGTAATAGGTGCTAGGGATCTCCACAATCCCAAACGCCATAGCAAAGCTGGTTCCAAGCAGTGCGACAGCAAGGGCGCGTAATAACGCCCTGCTCATTGCTGTGAAACCTTTCTCGTTACTGTCTCCGGTCATTATAACCACAATAATAAGAAACAGCGCAACAATTACTAGCAAGTATTCCATCAACGTCTTCTCCTGTACATGTATTGATCATAAGTAGTCGCAATAGTGACTGGCCAGCAAACAAGTATACATAGAAGACTTACAATCTTCTCCCAACGTTTCTTATAGGCTAGCGTATAATCATAGTTATTCCAACAAAAGAAATAAGTCATTGCTGCAATCACAGCACCAATAATGAAATAAATGACTACATATTCATTCATTTAGTAAACTCCCATTCTAAAGTATTACGATAGCTTGATGGTACATAACGCCCAGGGCGTGGATCAAAACTTTTAACGGAAAATTCTAAAGTTCCCGCGCTATATAATTGAACTTTTTGTCCGTCCCACGGTCCCCCAATTAGCTTAAAAGTCTGTCTGTAACCTTTTGCTGCTCTAGCCATATTCACTCCTTAAAATACCCGCGCGAACGCGGGTATTATTTTATTACGCTTCCGGTGTTTCCGGAGTTGGCTCATCTGGAACAACAATAACGTCGGCTAAAACTTTCAACGCTTCTTGCTGCTCAGCGGTCATATTATTCCAGTAATAGACGTGAATGTAAACTACTGGTTTATCCCCATGTTGCCACGGTTCGCGACTTACTACATCCACACCTAAATCGCTTGCTACGCTCTTTTCTTTACCAGCCATGCTAATATACCCCTTTAAGGTTTTACACGCGACTAGCCCCCAAAAGTACCCCTATGATCAAGGGCTCTAATGCGCTGCTCCAGCCAACGTGCGTTCTTTTCAAAATGTTTATTGGTACGCGCTGCTTTGCACGCATCAATAATACCTAACTCACATCCAAGCTGCGTTTGTCCCATCACGTAAGAATGGGTTAACATGCTGGATACAAGATCTTCACATTGTAACTTAATAGGATGGTCTTGGCATAGTTTCTTTGCTGCATCCTTTAAATCCACAGCTTGGACACTAGGCGCTATCAGCAAAGTTACGAGTAATAAACGTTTCATTATGCTTTTCCTTTACGACATAAGGCTTGAAGTTCCAGAAGCGCATCAATGTCTTCCTGTGGAGTTACACCAACGTGAATTGGATATTTAGCGCGACATTCGTAGCCAACTTCAACAGTGTGGTTAATGTAGCCGTAAACACATCCACCAATAACAGTGAAGATAAGCGCAACAATCATTGTAAGGTATTTACCTTGTTTGCGTTCTTCATTTTGTTTATTAAGCTGACGGTTAAGTTCCACCGCGTCGATTTTACCTTTGTTGTAATCGTCTACTAAGCTCATTTTGCATCTCCTCTTGTTGTATGCATATATTAAAACAGACCCACAAAGGGTCTGCAAGTAGAATTTAGGCATATCCCATGTCTTCGAGATACTTCTCTGCTTTAGCTATATAAGCATCATAATCTATGTCGTCCGGTATTTTATCCGGTAGCGTCATGATTGGGACACCTCCCGCGCTACCAGCTACACGGTTGCCCGAGTTAGCATAGATTATTTCGGGAGTTTCTTCATTGGTGCTTAAATACCAGCGTACAACCTTACCCAAAAATTCGCCATTCCATACCGCGCCGCCTTTCACCGCACGTAGGATAATGAATTTTCTAATATCGTTGCAATTGCGTATAGTACGAGAAACAGGCGTACCGTGGGCCAGGCATTCACATACCGCTTCCATGATAATTTCGCCCGTACAGTTCTTTTGAAGACCTGTCTTGGCAAACCAGCCCTTACGCTTAACTTCAACGTTTCCTTCTGCATCAGGTTCTTTGACAGCTACATAGTTGTTAACGTTCGCGCTATATAGCTTGTCATAATAAGTGGATTCCATTTCAAAACCTGTCACAGATTCCCACCACTTGATCATGTTATCAACAAACTCTTGCATGTGGTCCGGATACTTAACCACAATGCCATCGGTGTTAGCTGAAATTACTTTAACACCGTTTAGCTCGAATGCTTCAATAAGCATTAACAGGGATAGCTGTCCGGTGATAGTTACCTGTATCAATAATTGCGGCGCGTACAATACGGACCACATTGAACCCAATTTACCAAACGATCCGTTGATAACGATCTTCAGCGTGTTGGCTGTGTTCTTGTCCCCTGAGTGCTTAGCCGCAATACGACGGTCTACAATGCTTTTATAAACACGAAGGAAAGCTGGTCCCAACTGTTCGGGGTACAATCCCTGATTAAGAATAATCGAAGGGTAATAGGACGTTACGTCAATATCCCGCTTCTTGATTCCAGGCTCTTTACCGTGTCCAGCGCATTCTTCAGAGCTGTGCAAGCCCCCAATACCCATACGGTAAACACCGTCTGCAATTTTAATCTCCAGGCCTGATAACGCTGGGGGTAAACTAACACCACCGTTATCACTAACAATGAAACGACAGTCACGAACAATATCCAAAACGCTATTCATTAGAGGCGTTTGAAAACGAATAAAGTCAGGTATGTTGTACGCATACTTTGTTCCAGGATAAACTTGCGGACGCTGTGGGCGTACACCAGTCAACGCTTGAATTTCGTGCTTAATTACGTCTTCTGCAATCTGCGCATCAGAACGTGAACGCAGATCCACACCGTATTCCTTTGACATAATTTCACGAAGGTGCAAAGGTTCTTGTAATGCAATAAAACATTCTTCCGTCTGTACAAGGTCGTTAATACAGTACCAGCGTACAATTAACATCTGGTCCTGCGTCAACATTGTATTTGGCTTAAATGGTAAATCCTGCATACGGCGAGTATGCACACGTCCGCCGTATTGTTTCAAACCACCAGATCCAGGCAGAACTTCCATAATATCAATGTGGTTAACGTTCTGTATACGCTTAAGGCGGTAACTCTTCAACACATCGGAAGGACGCCAATCTTCCACGATTATCTTATCGGTTGCGTCTTTAAGCTGCGCATTAGAACAGCCGTTAAGCGCAAGCGTAGCAATGGGCATATCGTACCCGTTACCGTTAAAGCTTACGATAAGGAAGTTTGTCATTACCCAGTTAAGTAACAAGCAATTTAAACTACAACCGTGATACATTTCGAAGTAGACAACTTTTTTAGTTCGCACTCCGCGAAATGCAATTAAGAAATAGTTTGGATAACATTCAATATCGTATACAAGCGGTTCGCGGTTAATCCATGCTTGAATAAGTTCGTCCTGCGTATACAGGTTGTATTGGAAGTTCCGCGCTTCTTCAAGGTTAGGCAGATAATCCGGGCGCTCCCAAGTGCGCTCCGGCGGTAAACGTTTAACCTTTTCTTTCTTTGCTTTTGGCTCAGGCGGTAAGTCCTGCCAAAAGAAACCAATAGCATCTGTCCGCATTAGACACGTTCTCCAATTAATACACCGCGAAGATTTTCCCCAAAGAATGCGCAAGGTTGCGGATACAAACTAAAGTCCGCAGTCTTAACCACATTTTCAAGCAATAGCAGGATATCAATATTGTACACTCCCGTAATTGTCCGGTCCTGCAATACGAAGCTTGCACCTTCCGCATCATCATAGTGAGTACGGGCTAGACCGTTTTCAATATATACACGAGGTCGATCTTCCGCAAAAGGTTTAATTTTATGCAAGCCTTCAAAAAGACCTGGGTCAACAGGATGTGCATTGCATTGAACATTTAAAATACGACGTATATCGGGCCACTCCGCATCAATAAGCTGTGTCCGCAACCAGCGACCTTCCGGATAATGAAACGTTACGTTATTTTTACTGACCTGAATATGCGTCGGGTTAGCTTTAATACGCAGTATTTCTTTAATTGCAACGGAAGGTATTATGCAATCGATAGGGAACTGATTACCAAACCAGTATTCCGCAATAGTGACGTTATTTGTAGCAAACAGGCTACCGTTATTAATCAGGATACCGCAAGCCCACGGACGGGAAGCATCGGAGCCTACAAACGGAGCAACGGACTTTACACCATGCACGAAGCGAGCACCGTCTATTTCATACAGATCCCCTTCAGGGAATACATGCGGAGTTTCTTTATCAATGCAGCGTATAGCAACACGAAACGGGCCTGACTTGATATTCAGCTTACCGTTAGCCATCATTGTTAGCTGCACTGTTTCATCACAGTTTGAAATAGCTTTAATCATTGGACCAGCTTCAGGCTTGCAATCAATATCCAGCTCAATGGGGCTGCCCAGTGCAATAACACCGTTAAAGCCTTGTACCTGCCCGTCACGAATAAGAAAACTGGTAAGCCCTTCTACCAGTTCCTTTTTAGCAACGGAGCCTTGAACAAATTTAAGAGCGTCTAACATTAGCGATCCTCGATTTCTCTAATTGTGGTTAAATCTAATTCACAAGTGGAGGGTATCCATAAAGCCCCATTTGTTTTCCTTGTGCATTAAACCATGTACCTGACGGATCCTGCCACTGCTTAGGTGTCTTGTGGAGGAATACTACTCTGTTTTCACCGTAATAATTAATTCTTACGCCTGTGTGAGTATATTTACGTTTACCTTTTGGTCTTCTTAAGTTAGCCATCAGAACAACTCCATTACACGATCACGGAATGTGCCGTCATGGGTGGCGTTAATGTTTGCAGCAATTACACCATACGCCCATAAGTTGAAGGCAGCACGTGATTCATAGATTGTTGACAAACGTTCGTAAGTGAAACCGTTTTGCTCAAGGTATTTAAGGACAGCGTCTTGTTCAATTTCAGTTAATGTTGAAACATGCTTACCAAAATGGTGGCGGTCCGGTGACTTATCTGATACGCGCATTGGTCCCCACGGAGGAGTAACCACACTTCCAAACGCTGCCGCTTGAATCCAGGAGGATGAGTCACAGCTATACCACGGATAACGCTCCATAATGGTTGTTGACGTAATACCAAACGCATGAAGTTTAATCTTAGGACGTCCGCTACCGTCGCAGATATATTTATCCCACATGCGGTCCAGCCAAGTTTTAAGTGTGTCCGTTGAACGCCCTACCATACCACCAATCGTGATATATTCGTAGTTCTTCATGTAATATTCAAGATAGCGGAAGTCCTCACCAAAGTGGAAGCACGGTAACGGTTTAGCACCGCGTGCTTCCATTTCAAGCTGGTTACGGTATGTCTGCAACGGATCACCGATACCATCGAGCACCGACGCCATTACTGCGCCATCTTCTACGCGAAGGATGTCTTTGTTGCGCTTAATGTATTCGCAGTATTCAACAATATCAATGTGGGCACCTAACGAGTGCGCGGAGAATGCACCAGAGTCGAGAAACACTTTAGCCCCATCCGCACGCATTTGATCAACATACTTCTGACGCCCAACGTAGTGATATGATTCCAAAATATGGGGCAGATTGCGCGTGATATTTTTCTCATGCTCAGACAGCTTTTCATAACGCTGCTGTCCGGGCATATATCCGTTTGTGTAAACTGCTGCCATAAAGACGTTCATTTTTGGAATGGTCCTCCAAACTGATCAATTAATTCTAAAGTACGCCACGCTTCATTAAATGCTTCGTCTGCTCGATGTTTAGCGTCAATAAGCTGCTGCTTTAAAACATCTGTAGGCGCATCATTCTGTATTGCAGAGCAAGCATCCGCAGTACCTGCTTTAAGCTGGTAGAATGCTGTCTCTAAGATTAGTTGTCTTGACATATTTCCTCCAATGACTAAAAAGCCCATACCAGTATTATGACCGATATGGGCTTGATCTGTAAAGCTATCTATTATTTACAAGCTTCAAGGAACTCCCGGCGCCATTCTTTACCAATATTGCTACCATGCTCCAGTTCTGTAGCGCCCCGGAAAGCTTTAGTAATGGTAGAGCTTCCGCATACCTGCTTAACCCCGCGCGATTCCATGCACATATGCTTAGCATCGATGTAAACGCACACAGCTTTCGGGTCTAAATGCTCCTGGATAGCATCTGCAATCTGGTTAGTAAGACGTTCCTGAACTTGCAGTCGACGACTAAAAGCATCCACAACGCGAGACAGCTTACTAAGCCCAACGATCTTCCCATTGGGGACATAACCCACAACAGCATGGCCGATAATAGGAGCCATGTGATGCTCACAATGACTGTAAACAGGAATATCGCGAACAATCACCATTTCATTAGTGTTTTCAGCTCCGTCTTCAAAGGTCTTAAACAGGCCAGCAATATCTACATCATAACCGCCGAACCACGTCTGGTATGCTTTAGCAACACGTTCAGGAGTCTCTTCCAACCCAGGACGGAGTTCTGTTGAACCTTCAATATTTAAAAGTAATGAACTAATGGCGATTTTTACAGTATCTTTACGCATGGTTTGCAGTTTCCTTGTTGTTAATGTGGTCATATTACAGGCTATAGTTTACGTGGCATTTCGAAGTTTCTTCGATGGTGCATTCTACAAGTTGAACACCATGTTCGTCAAGAAGTTGCGGTCCAATCACGTTTACCATATATGCAGCCAGATTTTCAGCTGTCGGGTTGAACGGTAAAGATACCAGCGAGTTGTCAAAGTCCCTTACATCGTGACCCGTAGTTTCGTCACAAAGTTCACAATCAACCTGAAGAGCTTTAATCAAAGGATCTTCTTCCCAATGCAGGAATTTATGATCCCAGTTGTCTTCCAACCACTGACAGAGCGTAGTCTTAACCACACTAAAGTCAATCACGCGCCCAACGCTATCCAGACCGTCCTCAATCAGCTTTCCTCGTGTCACTACTTTTCCGCATCCATGCTTCGGTGCAACCTTAAAGTGAAACTTATAGTTGTGACCGTGGAGGTGGCGACATTTGCTTTCGTGACCTACAACACGATGTCCGGCGCAAATTTCATGTGAACGAATCACTGTATAGCTCATTTTATTCTCCTAACTCTGCTTTAACTGCTGCTTCAATATCCGCAAGTGCTTTAAGTTCATGAGTATAGTAGCTCATATCATCGGGTTGAGTCGACTCTTCATGCATTGTTTGTAATGCTTCTCGCCATACTGCTATGTGACCTTTAATCATACATGCAAGCGAAGTGTGACCTTTATAGACTTCTTTATCCACTTTCAACTGAGGGTTGAACTCAAGAACAGCTTTTTCAACAAGATCAATCAGGTCATACGCTTGCTGAGGGATGGGATTTCCGAAGGCCTTATGGGCAACGCCCATTCTTGCCAGATTGCTCAGCTTATTCATTTTAACACCTCTTTAGACTGTTCAATTTCTAATGCACGCTGTGCGGATGCAATAATATCTTTCAAGTCTTCTATCAGACTTTTATGACCGCGTTCGCCGGGCTGCAACGCCTTTTTAATCAAATGTTGTAAAGCTGGGTTAGTTGTTTTCCAAGCTTCCAAGACATCATACACGTCCACGATGCATTTTACAACATTGCCGTTTTGATCTTTACCATAAATAACTTTCTGATATTTATTCATGGGAATTTTAGATGGTTCATATTTCGTAAAAACTGCACCATTAAATGTATTACTTATGCTTATTCCAGAAGAAGGTTGATGGTACACTCCGGAGCGAGTGTTGTCGTTGGCTTGTTTGACATAATCATCCGCAACAATATATCGCCAGGCTATAATATCCCGAGAACGCACTTCTTCAAGATGCCCTGGGTTTATATCCCAATCCCATCCATTAAATTGATTCTTAACGTGTGTGCCGTTGCGCAAACGAACTTCAAACTTTTTATTGCGAAGAAAGATCGGCATTCCTTTCCCATCGTGCTGGTGCCAAATTTTATTAAGATTATCTTTCATTTTACGCTCTCGCTGTACGTGAATGAACTTCGTAAACAACCCAAAGGATAGCGGATGCTGTGAACTTACTTAAGCTCATTGCTACCATTGATCCCGGATCAACAATACCTATAATACTTAAGAACACAATGGAGTCAATTGGTACAGCTACCAAAGAGCTGATAAATACGCGTTGATGGAAAGGCTTCTTCGTAATCGTGTATACCGCATAGTCCGCAAACTCACTGAGGGCAAAAGACGCAACTGATGCAACTACAACAGCAGGATCCCCAAATACCCAGCTAAGGATACAACCGACAATCATTGCAGGGATAACACCTTTACCTGCGTTACGCTGTGCATAGTCGCGCAACACAAAGATAATACCTACAAAGAAAGCCATCATTGGGACTACGCCAAGTGGCGTGTTAAGCATTGGAAGGTAGGAAAAGCCCAGGTTTACGAATGTAATTGCAGCCAGATAAGCAACGATAAATTTCATACTTTTGTTCTCCAGTTTTAACAGCGTTATTCGCTGGTTGTTGGGTTTAAAAGCTTTAGTAGTATAGTTGGGTTCCCGCACCCTAAACAATGCGCTAGCGGTGCGGTTTTCGCGGTAAGATCAAGCTTTGCTAATAAATTCGCTGTACCCTTTAGCACGCAGTTTGCACGCAGGACATTCACCGCAACCATACCCCCAGTCATGCAGAGTGCGACGGACGCCGTTATAGCAAGTATGGGACTGTTCAATTACTGTGGTTAAGAAGCCAACCTTATCCGCCAGCTCAAACGTTTCCGCTTTGTTTAAACGCATAAGCGGTGTAACAAAATGAATATCAGTTTCATATCCAACGTTTAACGTAGCTTCAAGTAGGTCTACAAACTGCTGGCGGCAATCTGGATAACCGCTATAGTCTGTTTCACACACGCCTGTAACCACATATCTGGCGCCAACTTTCTGCGCGTAGGCGTGCGCAGTAGTCAGGAAAAGCGCATTACGGTTTGGCACAAAGCTTGCCGGAATGTTGTTGTGCTGTTCGTGATGTTCGTTAACATCACCTTCGTTCCCGATTAAAGCGCTATTGCCAATCTGTTTCAAAGCAGGTAATTCAAAGACAACAAATGGGACATCGTGCTCTTTACAAATTTGATTAGCACAAGCCAGCTCAATGTTATGACGTTGACCGTATGCAAAACCAATAGCGTAGACCTTATCATAGTTATTAAGGGCAAGGCCCAAACAGGTTACGCTGTCCTGGCCGCCAGACAGGACGACAACGGCGGAGTTATGATTTTTTACAGGGAATACCAGTTTATCTAATTTATTCATTTTAGAAACCTTTAAGGTTAATATTAAGGTTAACGACTACTTGTTCCACCACCGCTTCAGATGTTACCCGACGCTGGTGTATTTCAAGCTCCGAATGTATTTTCTTTGATGCAGCGCGGCAAATAGCGTCATTCAACTCGTCTTGCAAACGTTGAATTTTCTGCATAAGAATTACAGTTTCTTCATTCATCTTCTACACCTTTAATATCACAAGGGTTGATTGTTACGTTTGACATCACAATTGGATGATTGCGTGCCCCGATTGTACTAACGTGATTAATATCTAATTCTACATGCACGCCCTGCATAGTAGCGTGAGCAATTGCAGAATTAAGTTTTTCTACCAGCTCAGTGATCATTTCCTGATGCTGTTTCGCTTCTTCCAAAGTGATCATTTCTTTTCACCTTCACTAATGTTTGTTTATAATCCATACCTTCAAGGTCAACTTCTGCCATTTCACAAAAGTTATCATCTTCCCAGTATGATGTCCATTTAGTTTGACTGTCCATCAACGTTGGCCCATACTCGAATCCGTAAACTGTACCGTCTTGATCCGTAGCCAACCACCGTACCCATTCAGGGACATCAAGCTTATTACCAAAGTATTCAACTTCTTTAGTATGCACAACCTGACTTAACACACGCATTATTCCACCCCGATATATTTGTGGACCTGAAGCTGCAACGTGTACCCGTGTTTCATACAGCTTTGGACAACAGCTTGGATGTTACTGTGGTTAAGATCTTCATCCTGCTCGTCCATTGGCTGTAAATATATCTTACCCTTGAACCCCTTCGGGGGTCTAGCGATAAATGGCCTAGCTTGATGATCTAATGCTTGAAGAGGTAAACCATCTTCTACGTTTACACAGCACGCTTTAAGTACATATTTAAATGCGTTTGCGCGGTACAGTACAGAAGGATGAATTTTTGAAGTCTTAGGACTGCATACAATTACAGGTAACTGGGAAAAGTTCTTAGGTAAAGGCATAGACCCGTTAGTTTCAATCTGTACAAGATACCCGCGCGATAACAGTTGTTCAACAAACGGGTTAATTTGCTGGCGGAATGGTTCACCCCCAGTAATAACCACAAGTGAGGTGTTATTACCTGATTCCAGCTTACGGCTTTCGATTAAACGCATGATATCAACAATGTGATAAAGAGAACGACCTACAGTATAGTCAGTATCACAGCCTGGACATTGCAGGTTACACCCAGCAAGTCGCACAAATACAGCAGGTTGGCCGCAGAATGGCCCTTCACCCTGAATGGTAGAGAATACCGAATGCACGTCTAAATACATATCGTTTTCTTTAGAACGAGACTCGGGAGCTTGTTGATTAATATTCATCTTAAATCCTCTAGTGAAAAAGAAAGCGCCTCATTGGGCGCTTTCATTATAACGTGATATGTTTTGATATTACAAGCCGTTCAGGGCTTCCGGTACTGGTACAGGTACGCGACCAGTTACACCATTAAACTTCTTCCAGCGTGCATACTGGGTTTTAACGGTATCTTCGTTCAGCCCATGGCGACCAGCCAGATTCAGAACATAAGAGATCGGAGCAGGCTGGCCCAGCGTAGCGCTAATCTGGTCCATCAGAGCCCAAGCACGACCGCAGGAAGTTTCCGGTTGCGGACGGCGAACACCGTTCTGTTCCGGCATACGATTAGCTTCTTTTTCTTTCTCGCGGAGCTCTTTAGCGCGTGCTTTTTCCGCTTCTTTTTCTGCCTGTTTTGCAGCACGGATCTTGTCTTTGAAGCCTTTAATAGTAGCTTCCAGACCATCCACCAGACCCTGGGCAGAAGTTACAGCACCGGACAGGTCTTCACCTTTAGACTTCTTAACGACAGCTTTCAGCTCTTTCAGAGCTTCTTTAATGGTCTTCAGGTTTGCAGATCCCTGAGTTTCTGCTTCCGTGATCTGTTCAACAGTGCTTTCGTCGGTGACGGTAGCCAAAGAGTTTTTCAGGATTTCAGCAGCGTTAGCAATCGCATTGAATTTGTTTTCCGCTTCAGTGCGGATTTCAGCTTGTTTCTTTTCAGCGGCAGCTTTTTTCTCTGCTTCTTTTTTCTCTTTTGCTACGCGTGCAGCTTCAGCGGCTGCGACTTTCTTAGCTTCTGTATCATTCACAGTAGCTTCTTTCTTTGCAGGTTTAGCAGATTTTGCAGCGGCAGCAGCGGCTGCGGCTTCAGCTTTTTTGTCTTCAATGTTGCTCATTCTCTTCACTCCGAATTGTTATGGGTTCGTTTGTTACCAACGGGGTTAAATGTACCAAAGGATTTTGTGACACGCAACCCCTTATCTGAATATTTTTAAAAAATATTTTTGATCAAGCTTAGAACTTACTAACTCTTTGCCCCTCTGCCCGGTGTCCATGCGGCTTGCAATGCGGGTTGCTCACAAACGACCCTGCCACCGGAAATAATACCACCCTCCCGTTCAGAATCGTATTTGACACGGGAAGGTTTCCAAAGTCCTTCATCCATTGACGGAACGTATTGCCCAATTTGAGGTGAGCAAAAGCCTTGGATATCGTATTCCACACAGAATTCGGCTTGTGCGCTGATTTGGGCGTGATCCAGGATTGTTTCTGGAAGTTGCGTAAAGTAATCAAACAAAATGCGCTCAACGATTTCCCGTTCATAAGGTGCAGCTCCTAAATTTTCTGTCAAGTTAATATAAAGCATTTGAAGATCAACATCTTCAAGATCATGTAAATCGTCTACTGGTGTTACCAGTGTTGACTCAGGGCAACAAATAATTCCAAGTTGGTGTAGTGTCAGCCAATTGGGATGCTTTGCCAAGAGTTCAAATTTATCTGTATCAATCAGGACGTACATTGCAATCCCCTATAAATAAGTAATGCCCCAATAGTAGGGGCATTAGATGTTGAAGTCAATTAGAACGGAACGTAATCTGGATCATCTACTTGTACAGGATTAACCACATTGTTCACTGTTATACCTTGCGTATTCTGCGAAACAATATCATCCCAGCTCACATCATCGTTATAACTTGGACCTTCGGTTGTTCCATCTTGCCCGTATACTTTAACTTGAATAGCTTCGTCGTCCTGTGGGGCTTCAAACTTACCGAAACATGTACCATCATAATCATAGTTCAATATCTCAGGCCATTTCTTATTGGTATGAACTTTGATGTATTTCGGTGTTTTAAGCATTGCAGCAACATCAAGAGCTTCTTCAATAGTTTGTGGTAAAGGAAGATGCGTCCTTTTCTTCCACCATGCAACTGCTTTACGACCAGCCCAGTCACCATGCAGCAAAGCTACCCATTCGCTAAATATTTTACTACCGCAATAATAAGTCACCTTCATTGTTGGAGGTTTGGAGCTGTCATTGCGTTTAGTGTGCTTCGCATAAGTAACATGCGTAACTTTGAAGTCCTCAACTACAGGAATGTCCTGTTTGATCAATGCTTCGGTACTTGCTGCCTTTTTAAGTTTCGTCTGAAACTTAAACTCATGACCGCAAAATCCTTCTTTAACATAATCCGTTCCACGTAGTCTAAATCCCTTCAAATATAATTGTTGAACTTGTTCCTGTGTAACGCTGTCCATAGGAATTGGTGCAAATCCACCGCAATAGCGAGCAGATGCATGATTATATGACCCGCACACATCGCATTCTTTAACCGGAGCAGTACCAGCACCTTTTTCGCCCGGGCGCTTGGGTTTAACAGGGTCGTTAATAGGGCCCAAACGACGCGTATTACCGCTGAAATCCAGTACAAGGCAGTTCTGCTTAGGGCTTGCTGCAATAGCTTGCAAGCGACCTTCCTGCGTGGAAAGATCAAATCCCTCCGCATATACCGGACGCGTACCGCGACCCAACATCTGAACCCATAGCACCACCGACGCAGTGGGGCGGAGCATGATAATTAGATCGAGCATCGGATGGTCGAAACCTGTGGTTAAGACGTTGTTGTTCGTCAGCGCTCGAAACTCTCCACGCTTGAACTTTTCAATAATTTCGTCACGTTCTTTTGCTTCAAGCTTAGAGTGAATGCACCCGCAACTAATACCCATATCATTCAGCATATCACACGCGTCTTTAGCGTGCTCAATACCCGAACAAAATATAAGCCAGCTTTGACGGTCTTCACCACATTCAATGGCTTCCTCAAGTGCGCGGAGTGTTGCGTCGTCGCGGTTTACCGCATTTTGCAGCTCACTCTGGATAAACTCACCGCCGCGTTTCCCTACACCATTGAGGTCCAGTTCCATCTTTGTACGCTTTGGCACAACCGGAAGCAAATAGCCTTGCTCCAGGAACCAGTTAAAGGCTTCAGGGGTAGTTGCATCAAACGTTACTTTATCAAATAAAGCATCATCGTCTTTGTTTTCCTTAACAATTGAACCGTAACCCAGTCGGTAAGGTGTAGCGGTAAGACCAATGATTTTTAAATACGGGTTAACTTCACGCAATGCTGCAAAGAACTTCTTATACATTGTTGCATCACGTGGACTAATAAGGTGCGCTTCATCCACAAAGATTAGATCAACCTTGCTGAACTTTTTAGGATGCTTAGCAACAGATGCAATCCCTGCAAATGTGATAAGATTATAAACTTCTTTACGCTTCAAACCTGCGCTGTAAATACCTGCTGGCGCTTCAGGCCAGACTTTCATTAATTTATCATAGTTTTGCGCAATTAACTCTTTGACGTGAGTTAACATCATTACGCGCTGGTTTGGATACCATTTATAAAGCAGATCGAGGAACCCCGCGATAACGAGCGATTTTCCTGTCCCTGTTGGTAACAGGATCAAAGGGTTCCCCGCGTTACCCTTTTCAGCATCAAAATAGCGGAATACGCTATAAACTGCTTCCTGTTGATAATCGCGGAGCTGCATAATCAATCTTTCCCGTAATAGTTAGCTACTTGATAGTTTTGACAACCAACTTTTTGACCCTGAGTATCTACTGCAACGGAATGAAAATTGCAATACCATGTTCCATCATCTTTTGGCTCAAGAAATTGACATGTGCGACAGTTTACCTCCGGCATAGTTTTACGCCAGCACAATGAGGAGTGGTCGCACCATTTGCATTCGAAGAAGGTAGAGTCTTTGAATGCACGGTCAGGAATATCCGTAGCAATAGCAATCTGCACACCACGATCAATATACATGTCCGCAGTGATAGGATCAAATGGAATAATTTCTGCGTAAACTTCATCATCGTTCTTGTTTACAGCAAGATATAACGCTGCGCCAAGTCCAAGCTTGCGCATGTATACGTTCATCTGCACATAGTGCTCAGGTTTAGCTTCTTTGACGCCTTTAGCTTTCAGCTTCTTGAAAGACTTATCGTTGTGGGTCTTCATTTCAGTAAGCACGGGCATTCCAGGCTGAACATCCGGACAACCTATAACCACACCATCGCAGGAACCGCCAAAGTGTCCACCAGCTTCGCTGATACGGAACTGGTGTCCGTTTTCATCCTGCTGGTAGACCTGCATACCTGCCGCAAGAAGCATAGCAATGAAACGCGCTTCTTCCAGATGTCCGCGGTTAAATAGGCGGAGCTGGCGTCCATCGAACTCTTTATGCGTAGCCCAGCGATATCCGTAGAACAGCTTGCGAGCACATTGCTGTCCAATAAGGGAAGCGCCTAAGTGACTGCGATTTCCGCTTTCAGGACGATATGCGTCTTCAATTGTGGGAATAACTACGCCGAGATATTTACGGTAAGTCCCACCCTGATCTTTTTGCACACCGTCATTGATTGCTTGAAGTGTTTTTTCTGCAATATAAATAGCCATTGGAGTACCTTAGAAAAATAAGCCGTCTTTCGACGGCTTAGGGACACTACAGAGGGAGGGTTAACTTACTGCTGCCACGGCGGGACTGCTGCTTGTGCCGGATGCGGTTCAGCTTGCTGCTGTGGCTGCGCTTGCTGCTGCGGTGCTGCTGCCTGACCCGGCTGTGCTACCTGCTGCGCCCATGGCTGCTGAGCTGCTTCCGGCGCTACTGGCTGTTGTACCGGAGCTTGCTGAACTGGCTGCTGCGGCGCTGCGTTTTGAGCAGGATTATCCCACGGCTGCGGTGCTGCGTTCTGCCACGGCGGGACTGCTGCTCCCTGCTGCGGTGATGGTTGCTGCTGCACAGGCTGCTGTACAGGTGCTTGCTGTTGCTGAGCAAACGGGTTAGCTGCTGGCTGCTGTGGCGCTGCGCCCGGGAAAGTTGGCTGCTGTACTGGCGCACCTGCACCAAACGGGTTAGCTACTGCTGGAGCACCCATTGATGGAGCCTCTGCTGCTTTTTCCGCATATTTAACCGGATCGTTAATGTTAGCGTAACCGTTAGGCTCGTTGCTGTCTTCATAACCTTCCTGAGGACGAACTTTCAGACGCAGGTTCAGCGGAATGTTATGCAGCTGAGCAGGGGTATCCCAGCGAATTACACCAACCGCATGGGACAGAGCGCCCAGTTGCTCGTAAGCGATACGCACAGTATCTTCGTTGTCATTGATGACGTTATAACGAGCAAAGATTTTACGACCTTTAGCAAAACCATCAATGATGTTAAACGTTACCTGGATTGCCATACCGCCAGTTTTGGTCGGTTTAAATTCAGATGCTTCAATTACTGCTTTATACCAACCTTTCGGCAATGCGCCGTAAGAAGGTGCTTGATAGCTGCTCGCGTCAAAGTGGAAATTAGTTGGCATAGTCATTAGTTGATACCTTTCATTTTGTTAATAACAGAACCTAAGTGTGGGACTTCAACCGCATCTAAACGTCCCGAACGATCCTTAGCGATTGTATTAAAGTCCGGTTGAGTTTGCAAGTAACGATACGAGTTACCTTGCTGATCCTTATTTACATTCAGACGAAACACTTCGTCGAAGAAATAAGGGAGCATTTGCCCCAATTTGGACCCAGGCATAGATGGAGCATACGCGGTAACACCGGAGACTTCATCTTTGTCTTTGCCCATTTTAGCAGACATATAAACATGTTTGCCAGGAATATCGCGAAATTTACGGATCAGATCTTGCATCTTTTCAAGCAAAGTACCATAAGCTTGACGAGGATCTTTTGTTCCTTTTTTCGCATTATTTAAACATTGTTCAGCAATTTCGCTCAAGCTGTCAAGCGCAATAGAATCGAAATACTGCTGGTTAGCTGGAGTTACACACCACTGATAAGCAGCTTCAACGTCCTCCAGACATTTAACTTCGATAACTGGGATATCATAAACGATCGGCAATCCCATGTTACCATAAACGCGATTAAGGTTTTCCGCTGCAATAGATAACAGACCGGACTCTGCGCTAATCAAAATTGGTTTAGGTAGCGTGGCTACAAGGCTGGTTTTACCCATACCCGCTTCACCGTAAACCAGAATTTTAACGCCTGTGTCTTGCACTACTTGTGAAGACATTTTAATTTCAATGGCCATTTAACGCCTCTCTTTTAAGTTCGTGCTCATTGTAACGTAATATACTTTGAACCCTCAATTACTTTTTAATCTAAAGCCTGATCACTTTCATCGCGGAAATGCATAAAGTTAGCAAAACGCGGTTTATCTTTAACGCCATGAGGGAAGTGTTTATATGAAATAGTCCGACCTTTAATCTTGTCAGGGTTATTCCAATAATAAATCTTATCCTCTTGCGTTAGTTTACCAGGACTAACGTTGATTGTGTTGCCAGTCTTAACGTCTTTACAAACAAGTGTCCCGATCATACCATTAGGAACTTTATTTTCCTGATGTGAAGATCGTGTAGTCCTTCCCAGCTCGTTAACAGTGGCTTCATTAAGATTAGTTTCACCCTCAATAATATCGAGGACAATAGCGTCTTCCTGAATAAAGCGTTTAATACGAAGATATCCACCTTCGCGAACTGTACCTCGCCCATGCTTATAGGGCTTGCTCGGATCACGGATAATAATACCTTCATAACCCATATCAAGCCAAATGTTTTCCCAGTAGAGCAGCTCTTGCAAAGACTTAACCACATACATTGGCACAACTTGCAGATCGAGCAGTTCACCTTTCGCGTGCTGTGTGGTTATAAAGTCTTTCATCATGTTGTAGCGTGCTTCATAGCCCAGCTCTGCAACACTTTCCGCGCACAGATCAAAGATGTGCCATTTCAGGAATGGTTCACCTTCAATTGTGTTTACCGCACTGGTTGTTTTACGGCACAGGTCCGGATCTGTCTCCACCCCTGCCGCAAGTTCACCGTCATAGCCCATGTACTGGGGACCGCTGAAAATTGCGCTTGTATGGCGGTTTTTAAACAGCTTTAAGCTACGCCCTACTATTTGCCCATCCGGATTTAAACCGCGTACACCGTCAATTTTAGGCAGTATGCAGCACGGAAACTTAATCTTTTCTTCAACCGCGTCAGTTGCTAAATGTGGCTTGAACGCCATATACCCTCCTTACATTTCATAGTCAAAGTCTGACCAGTCTGAGCGAGTTGTAATTGAATTTACGCCCATACCTTTACCCATAGAACGCCGCCAAACGGTTTCCGCTTTCTGGTTTAGTCGTGCATTGCGACGTAAATGACCGCTGCCCTTTTTAGGTCTATTTTCCTTTTTCTTTGCTTCGGAAATAAGCTCTTTGCATTCCTGCAAACGGATCTTGCTTCTTTCCAACCGCATAGCAGAACGCGCACGTTCATCGCAGAATCTTTGAGCTTTACTACGCTGGTCCTGATTACTTGTACAACCTTTAATGTGACGAAACTCGATAGTAAGGTTATATTTACGAAGTTGATCGTTCAACCACTTGAAAGCTATACCTTCCTGTTCGCTTTTCCAGCTTGCCTCTTTATACACTTTAATAGCAGTTGAACAATCTGTTTGGACAATTAAATGATCACCCGATTGAATTAAATTAGCTTTCAATCCTTCCCAAATAACATTACAAATTGCTATTGTTTTAGCGACATTATTATCCGGAGCGCCGCGTAATGGGCCACCATTAGCATTACTTCCGCGGTTGCAAACTACCCATCCGCCATAGCCTGCGGCTTTTGTATTTGGACAAAAACTTGCATCAGAAATAATTGTTACTCGCATGATAACTCCTGTTAAAAAGGGGCTTTCGCCCCTTAGTTTATTACAGTTTGTCTTTGAACTCTTCGATATATTGCTCAATCGGGTACTGCTTACGCTTGAAACGGTCAAACAAGATTTTAGCCGCGGTTACGTTTTCTTTATTCTCCTTATTTGCACCCGGTGCCATAAAGTCACGCCAGGTGAAACCGTTCAGAGTGTGCATGTTTGCAATGTGTTTATTGTAACGGCTTTCCCAGTCTACACGCGGACCTTCCATCTTGCGTAAACCGCGTCCCAGCACCTGAACATACAAATCATGCTGACGTTGCACAGCTTCATCATTATAAGGGCCTGTTTTAAACTCAACAACACTACCGTTAAGATCTGCACCATCTGCAAAGTTTTGCAACAGAGTGTCAATAACGTCATTGAGCGTCGGGACCATCACTTTGCCCTGGGCAATACCTGCCAAATAACCGACGTTTTCTTCACCGTACAACTCGATCAGCTCTTTCTTGGTCGCTTCTGCTTCTTTGTTTGCGGACAAAGCCAACATCTGTTGTTCGAACATGTGTTCCTGTTCCAGGAAGTGGGCATAGCGTTCTTCGTCCACTTTGCACACAATCCATTTATATTCAACATCCTTGCTGAAGTCCGGATACTGATCCACTTCTACTACTTCCGTAGTAAAGAACTTGCCGTTATATTGAATAACAACAGTATCGCCCGGTTGCAACTCGTCACTTTCCAGGGCACGGTAGGTATAAAGACGACCACCTGCTTCAAACTTAACTTTGACAGTTACAACACCTTTCAGCAGGGCATGGTAAGCTTTCTGAAATTCTTTACGCATTTTAGTTTCCTCTTGGGCGGATTGACCGCCCGTTAATGTGGTTAAGCTTTATTTGGAACAATTTCCAGAGACGCGGAACCAACTTTCGATTCAACGCACTGGTTAAAGACTGCGGCTTGCTCTGCTGTAAGTTTACGCCAAGCCGCGACTTTCAATACAGGTTTATTTTCCACAAGCTGATCAACGTTAACACCAACTTTAATAAGATCACCCAGGATTCCGTTAAGGCTTGGAAGATCAATCTTACGATCAATCTTGTGAGTCATTTTCATAACCCCGCCAGTAATTTCAACTTTATTAGTCCCCTCAGACGGCGCTGGGAAATAGGACTTAATAATCTTATCACGGAGTGCTCGCTCACGAGCTTGCAGCTTCTGCAATTCCGCTTTAGTTTTATACCACTCAATTACATCTGCTTCTGTTGCTTGTACTGCTTTATCCGCGTCGAACATTTTTCTGTCCTCTGTTGTGTTTCGATGTAGGTATAGTAGCACATCCATGTGACAGGTCAAGACTTATTTTTTATCTAAATGACGTGAAGTCATGATCGGATGCGTAGCAGCTTCTTCCTCTGCTGTAACCACATTAGCAGATGTACCAGTGGACCCGAAGCCGTTAGCACCGCGCTCAGTAGTTTTGAGTTCGTCTACTTCTACCAGTTGCACGCAAGGCACCTTAATAAGCATAGCTTGCGCGACACGGCTACCGTGCTCAACAATGAAGCCTTCTTCGTTATCAATGGTAAGCTTAATCTTAACTTCCCCAGTGAAATCGCTGTCAACAACTCCCACGCAGTTAGCTAGTCGCACGTCATTTTTAAATCCGTGCCCGCTGCGGGAATAGATCATAAGCGCGTAGCCTTCAGGGATATCAAATGCTAATCCTGTGCGAATAACTTCACTTTCTCTGAAGTACACCTGATTATACCCATCCGCACGTAAATCCGCGTGCAGGTCAAAACAAGCTGCCCCAGCAGTAGCGAACGCTGGTAGAATTGCCGTGTCAGTTAACCGCTTCACCCCGAGAAGAGTTGGCGCAAATGATGTAGCAGTTACGCTAGAATTAGTTATCGAAATAGTGTGCATGTTATTTAATACATCAGTCATAATTTCACCTTATTGAATTGAACCGCGATCAATTAACCATTGTTTCGCGTGTGCTTTAAAAATAATGCGATAGTCATCAAGACTAATCTCCGCGCGGATGGAATCTTTAACTTCGTACCACTGCCACTCACCATTGCTAAAGACGACTGGATTGAGCGGTAGAACAACCTTCCATCCTTTACGTTCTATTTTATACATCAGAACTGGATATCTTCCAAGCTCTTTAGCGGATTGAACAGTCTGCTTCCACCATGTGTTTACTTGTGGTGTAGCGTGGTTTTTTACTTCAACCGCATGGTGACATGTATTGCTAATGTCGCAACCACCGACCGCACTTTGATTCTGGTTACGCTGAGCAATAGGTTTTTCCGGTAACTGCATCCCCAGCTCTGCGTAGATTTCGGCATAAATTGCATTAAAGAAATTGCATACTTCCCGCTCACCGCGTTGACCTTTAGCGCGAATATTTACTGCCATGTTTGTCTCCATAACTTTAATATAAAACACTTCATAAAGAATTTTATATTGAAGTTCTGTTGATCTCAAGGAACAAAAAAGCCCAGGCATAAGGATTCCTGGGCTCTCTTGATTGTCGGATAGCTTACTTTGACTGCCGTCTTCGTCTATCCTGGCCTACTTGTACAGCCTCGCCAAAGGCTGGTGACGGTTTGGTACATCTGGCGCCGTCGCGTTAAACATCGTTCACATCGTTCAGTAAGTTGCGGGTTTACCCTGTCCGCTCCAGGAAGCCCAGCGAAAGTAGTTGCTGTAAGGAGGTACAGCTACCGCTTTCAAGGGCTTGAATTAAGCATCGTTCACTGAGTTAATGTTGTTAAATTGTTAAACCTCGTTAACTGTGGTTATCTTAAAGGATGCAGTCTTGAATGGCAAGCTTCAATTTTGCGCGGTTCCCTTTGCCGCTTTTGGTGCTAAAGTACCATCATTTAACATCAACTCAAAACCTGTTACTTGATCGGTTGGAACAATAGGGTAATTCATAATAGCCATGTGGATACGACACCCCCCATCACATTCGTCGATGTATTCACTACCCCAATAGTATAAATGACCATCTCTTCGAATATCCATTGCTGTAGGGAAATCTACAAGAATTCTTTTGATTTCTTTTCGTCCTTCTTTATGCAGATTAGTTTCAATACGGATAAGCTCCGCATAAATTGCTTCACAGATAGTATTTACAATACTCATCACAGTCCACCTTTTCTGTTTCGTTAATATATTGTATAAGTTAGTTAATACTTACAGCTTAAACTTGACTACTGTTCTATATCTAGAAAGCTGTGCAATACATTTATTCAATTCACTTATACAGAGTTTAACCCTGAGCTTTTTGCGCAATTGCCCAATATTATTAATTTTCAGTTTTTCTAACTCTTTTATTAAATGGTCGAGAAGATTTAATTGGTATTCTAAGATAAATCCTATTCTGGAATATGTGCTAGTAGACTTAGGCGGTATCACTCTAGGTAACACAGGAAAATCTTTAATGTTCATCTCACACCTCACAGAATGTACATAAACCAGAAATAACCAGCTACGAAAATAGCACCCGCAAATAATTTTAAAAGCTCGAACATTGTTCCCTCCGTTAACTTTATGCTGTAAGTATAGCAGGACTTACGATGTATGCAACAACTTTAGACTTGAAATGCATCTATAAAATAGCACGATTTGCCTTTACATCTGATCAGTCTAACTGTACTATTAACCCATAAACAGAGTGGAGGATTACAAAATGGTCATGCTGAATAAAGTATATAGCACAATGGGCGCGGATTATAAAGTTGTACGTCACCCGCGTACTGGCAAATTTGAAGCATATATCCGTCCAATGGGTGAAGGTTGGATGTATTACGGTACTTATGACGACGCTGAGCAAGCTTATGAAGAAGCGGAAAGTGCAGCGGAAGCATCCGAAATTATGGCAAGGTACGACGTTGATGATTACTATCTCAACTAACAATAAAGGGCCGAAAGGCCCTTTATTTATTCCTCTTCACCTAAGTTTGCCATAATTCCTTCAACATCTTGCGTAATGCGCCAAGCTGCCCCAGTAAACCCCAGTTTAATAGTCTCCTCCCGTGTTACCGGAACAAGTGCACCCATAGCAACCATTTCCTTGATTGTAGACTCGATTGCAGCGGACAATCCGTGATGATAGTTTTTAAACGCGGACTTACTTGCAAGACGCGTAGTGATATCACCCCGCGTGATAATACCTTCTTTGCGCAAATCTACACGTTTAACTTTCACCCAGTCTTTAGTTAGATAATTCAGACAGACCTGACACATAGTACGGATACGAGCTTCATCGTTAGTCCCGATACCGCCGCTATGCCATTCCTTCATAATAATGTCCTGTCCATGTCGCACAAAGTCCAAAGCCCATTGCACATGATAGGTTTGTACCACCGGATTGATCCAGTTCTCACCCACAGCTAACAAGGCAGAAAGTCGCAAGACTTTCAGGTGAGCACGGTTCCACGGCTGACGGATTGCTTCGTCTTTGGTTGCGTTAATATTGCGATCACATTCATCGTTAAACTGATCGCATAATGCTTCCGCATCCGGGCTAAACTGTACTTCAATACTCTGATGCTTTGCCATTGTTACTAACGTGTGGTTAACGAGATGACACACCATGTCTTTCAAATGCTGATCCATTGTAGTCTGCTGATTTTTGTTTAAAGGTGGTCGATCACCTTCATAGCGTACAACATGGAAACGGGATAAGAATCCATCCTCCATCATTTCACGGGTTAATGCTTCAAAGAACGTATCCGGTGTCGTTTCACCCATGATGCTATATGCCACACCTTGTTGAGCTTCAGTATTATTAGCCTTATCAGAATAAGACATACCACCAACGATAGACATCTGACCGGACTTTTGATAAACATCGGTAAGGTCATTCTTGAAACTTTGCATCGGCGAGCCTGCTGGAGCCGTTGCCATTGCTTTGATAATCTTACCAAACTCACCATTCAGGTTGATAAAAGATTGTTTGTCTGCAAAAGATTTACGCAATGCAGATCCAGAAGCACATCTATCAAAAGATACAAAGCTATGAATCTGCGGAAACTGATCCTGAATCTGGCTAACTATATTAGACAGCCCACTGTTCAACGTCTCTTTACCAACACCAGAACGAGCAATTAAGACAAAATATCCATTAAGACCGGATTGCGGGATCTGCCATACTTTCCCGCACACCCCAGCCATAAATCCGAGTGAGGTAACAATAGAGATTTCTTTCACTGGTCTGACGGATGCTTTGTAGATATACTTCGCAAGCTCACCAGCAAGTCCAGGCGGCCATTCAATAGCTGTTGCATCAACGGATGTGCTTTCTGCAACTACTGTCTGCCCCTGTGTTGTTTCGACGGTTACAGGCATTTCCGTTACCTGCTGCATTGCACTGTGTGCAGCTTGCATACGGGCAGCGTAATCCCGCGCCAGCGCCGCTACGTTTTCCTGGGCAATGCGTTCACGCTCCATGCGACCGCGACACATACGCAAACAACGGTCAATATGAACATTGTTCTTATTAGCCTTCTCACGTTTTCCCAGTGCACTGTAACGGAACAGACGACGACATTGCTCATTACTTTCTGTGTAAAATGCATACATGGAAATAAGAGCAAGATCTGCTTCAGACTGGGAAGGGAATCCCATTTCAACCCATTCACCATTGAATAGGCGTGCATACTTATCGCCGTTATCAGCTTCAAGTGCGCGCTGGTGAATAGTTGCATCGTCTTCTATCGGATCTTTTTCTACCAGTTCAATTTCATATGTCTTGCGCTGAAGATCAATTTCATTCACAAGCATAGTAAGGTAATGATTACGTTCGGCAACTGGTTTGTTATAAACAGGATTGCCCGTGCAAATAATAAAACGCTCCTGACTATAAACCTCAACACCATCACGTCGACGACCTTTACCGATGTTTCCTCTTAACCACAGGTGAACGCCCAAGCCTGAGCGACTTACTTCGGTGTAAGTATCAAACGCAGTCATGATCTGTTCGAAGCGGCGCAACTGTTCCGGCGTCGTGTGCTTCTTGGGATCCGGTTCATTGGTTGCGTTCTTCACATCCAGGTCGATGCAGGTGAACGGGTCTTGTGCAGTAAGCACGAAGCCAATATAAGGTTTATTGAAATGAGCGGCGCAACCTTTAGCAGCTTCAAACGTCATAAGCATATCCGGATCGGTAACGTTCGCAGCCATCAAACGTCCGATATCGTTGTCCCATACGAGCGGCTTTTTATCCGCATCAGCGACCGCCCATTGTGGGAAAGCTTTAATTTCAGCGGGAAACAGTTCCATGACTTATCCTTTTACAGAGAACCAACCATTGCACGACCAACCGCAGCTAATAAACATTCCTTAGTCTTGTTAATGGCTTTCTCGGCATCCAGATAGCTCTCATAATGTCCAAGGTAAACGATAGCGCCTGCAACCATAATATAAGCTGTTCGGTAATGCATGTAATGCCCAATAAACCAACCCTGTTCCCGAAGCTTAGTTTGACCAAATTCATAAAGTACCATCATGACCTCCGACGCTTATCGCCTTGCATCTTTTCCAGAACGGGCACTGCTAAGGAGCGTTTGTAGATGTACTGGTTAGCAATTCTGATAGCGCCCGGGATGCTGTCACGTATGCGCGACATCTTAAACTTAGATATGCCATAACGGTCTTCGATTTCCGCTGCCGTTATGTAGTTCAAATCAAATTCCAATTCGTGATCCATAATACCCTCCGTTACAACCGTCCACACAATACACAGTAAAGCCTTACTTTGCAACTATTTTTGCATTATTGCGGAGTTGTGATAATATGGTTACCAACTTCTAACATAACGTCCTGCGGCTCCCTTCCCTGTCTTAAGCTAATAAGCCAATTATCAATGTTCGGAAGAATATTTTTAGCCTGCTCTGCATCCTTGTATATTGCAAGGTCTACCCAATGAGTGCCAAGCTTGACGCGGATAGCGGTAGCGGTTTCGTAATGGTGCAGGGAACAGGTAGGCCAGCGACCGCGATTATCCCAGTCCTGGATATCGCCGCTCCGGCGCATCCTGTACCAGCGTTGCGTTAAAGAATTAACTTCCTTATCTGTCAGAGCATCCCCTTTGAGCAAGACTTGGCGCTCTATCCATACTTTAAGCTCGACGTTTTCCTTGCGCCCTACTTTACCCTTATCTTCTTTCACCTTAAGTGCTTCTTCATATGGGTCGTTACCCTTGCCCGTGTGGTAATTGAATTTGCCCGTATAGCTGCGAAGCTCTTTGGCATCCAGTTCATGACCCAGCTTATCGCTAACCCATGCAAGAAAAGCCGCCCGTTCTGCATCCAGCTTACCCGCTTTTTGTCTTACAGCTTTTTTAACTGGCTGTTCCACATCCTCGTTGAAGTAATCCTCCACCATAGCAAGCGCCTGAGCTTTAGTGGGCGCACCGCGTAACTGCGAGCAAGCTTGAGCAACCCATGCAACATAGCACAAATCTTTAACCACAGTTTTAGACGTAATAGTTTCTTCGCTCATAAATCCTCCTAGTGAACTGGTAATGTCACTATAAAACAGACATTAGCTATTTGCAAGGATTGTTTTAATATAGTGCTTAGTGGCGTACATAGTGGAAAATTTGCGTATAGTACGCTGTTACTGGCTTTGTAAAAGTTTGCCACTATAAACCACTATTCCACTATTCACTAATTTTTATTTTGACACAGAGCAAAGTTTATAAGTTTATGTTGCTCCCTTAACACCTTATGTAAATCTAAGAATTAGTAGTAGTAGTGAAAACGTGTAAATGGCACTATCACTACTATACTATTAATTCTCTAACATTTGGTAGGGTATACCCCCCTATAAACTTATAAACTTTCAGTCAACTAACTAAAATAAACCAAATTAAACTAATATTAATAATAACTATAAATATATATAAAATAAGGATTTATTATTAATGTATATAGTACCTATTGGTATTATTTGACGAGTTTATGGTCATTATATAAACTCTATAAATTTTCATAAACCTGAACGGATGCAGATCAAAAATGAGAAGTCAAGTGCTTTTGAGGGAAATTTATTGAACTATTGTGATCGGAAGGTATATCAAGCTATAATGCGCTTAATCGCGGGATATTGGAGGAGGACTTTATTGCGCGGTTAACCGGACCAGTAGGAGGGCTGGCCCGGAAGTAGTTTAGAGCTGTACAGGTGTGAAGTGGGCTAGCGTATCGTCGGACATAATACCCGACAGTTTTTCGCTTACCCAGTCGGACCAAATGCTATCCGGTTCCTGGCGGTGTACAAACCAGATTTCGGATGTGCCTTCTTTGCGCATCGGTTGCACTTCTGCAAGGAACTTGTCCTGCATAAGGCGGGTGAAGCAGACGCTGGTCATTGGAACAGGCTTTTCGTCTTTATTGTAATAAGGGACCAATATTTTATTTCCGAAGTCGGCAACTTCATAAACTGTTCCTTTTCGCAAGCCTCGGATGTCAGTGTAAGAGCGGACGAACTTTTTCATATTTATTTCCTTACGAACACAGAGCCGACGAATAATGTTGACTGAGTGGCAGCTTGCTCAATTAATTCGCCAACAAGCTGGGACTGGCTTAGAGGTTTAAGGCCTTCTTTTGCGCGTGCTTCATTTACACGACGTTGAAGGTCTTTTAGGTATTGAGTTGCGAAGCTATCTAATTGCATTTTCTTATCCTTAGGGCTCCCGCAGAAGCCCGCCAGTGAACAGTGTGGTTATAGATTATGCTAGTGAGTACCTTGCTTTTAATTTTTGGTTTGCTGCGATAATTTTACATACAGGTATAACAACCAGAAGATCATTATAGTCCAGCCAGAATTGAATGAGCACCTGCATTTAATTAACCCTCCAGTCCGTTGTATTTGCGCCAGGCGTAGAACTGAATGGCTACAGTTGTCCCGTTGTAAGAAGGCATTGCAGCTTTCATCTCTTTCAGTTCCGGCGTACGGCCCAGCTCCTTCAGAAGTTTGTCGCCCATTGCCCACACGTCGGCAGTTTTTCCTTTCAGGGGCTTGCGAGCGCCATTTTTGAAATCACAGCGAGCAGCTTTTACATCCTGTTTTGGCGCGGCAGCTTTTGGCTCTTCAATTTTGATTTCAGAAACCTGCGTGGCAGCTTTTGCGTGTTTCATATCTTTCTCTTCCTCCTGCTCCAAAGCTTCGAGGCAGCTTTGGACGATTTCCGGATTTATCATCGGGCGCAGTACCGAGACGCTGGCTGCTGGCGCGGCGGTCGGTGCTGGGACTTTCTGCTCGGGCTTTTGAGCTTTTTCGTGATCGCGCAGCACCTGAAGGACTTCCTTCTCGATAATGTAAAAACCAATGTCGTCCTGATGGATTAACTGTTCGTGTGCGTCGCGTGCAACCTGGCCCCAGCGAGTTTTAAGAGCGCGGCGTGCATTCGTTTTCATGGTGTAACGCATTTTGTCCTGTTCGCAGTGAGTTACTTTAGACATGGTATAGCTCCTTTCGTTAATGTTAGTTTGCTTATTACTGCCCACCGTAATGATGAGCAGTGTATAAGAAAACTTATTGCACGATTGCTACGAAATCGGCGGTTGCGATATCCATGCTTGCGAAAGCAACGATGCCATAGTCGGTGTCGTTTTCGGCGTTAAACGCTTTGAGGAACTGTTGTACTGCTGCTTTATGGTTAAGCGTTACGTCGATAGCATAGTCCCAGCTATAGACTTTGCGCTTGCCAAAACCTTTAACTGCAATGCGTGCGCCTTTGGTGTTAGTTGGTGCCAAAAATTTGGTGATGATAGAAGTAGCCATGATGTAATCCTCGTTTTGTTTAAGTTGACTTATTATTGCCCAGTCAGATCAACTAGGCAAGATATAAATCAACTATTTTCGCTTACATAATCCAGTGCAGCGCTCAGGAACTCGAACTCACCGCGGTTGTACATGCTGATAGCCCATTCGAGCTGAGCGCGGGTGAGGTGACGATATTCGTTACGGATGCTATAGCTGCGACCGAAGTACATGATAGTGAAGTAACTAGACATAACGCGCCTCCAAGTGTGGTTAAGAAGTAGTACCGTCTTGCTATGGGTACATAATAGCGATGCATCGTGATATTGAATAGACCAAAAGTGCTATTTTGATATTGTTTTGCATCTAGTGAAAATTATGCTTGCCATGCATGTTTAGCATTAATGGCCTAACTAACATCACATGAATTGCACTATACGCGCGGGCACGCACACATACATATAAAGCTGCCAAATATTTTTATAAAAAGATGCAAAAAGGTGTAGACATATGATCAATCTAACCCTACTATATACACATACCGCAAGGGTACTACAAATTAACTTAAAGGAGTTTACATCATGTCTATTCGTAACGTTATCTGTGTAATGGTTGCAAACAATAATTTTGGTTTCGTAGAAGGTGCAGAGTATAAAATGGATCTTAAGACTCGTTGCATTATTAAAGGTGAAGAGGAATGGCGCGCAGTAGTAGGGGACCGCGGCGATATTTACATCTATAGCTCTGATACAATGAAAACTATTGCCGTCTTCGAATTTAACTAAGCTAACTTATACAATGGGCATTAGTACAGTGGCCCATTAATAAGTTAACTAATTATAACGAGGTGTATTATGTCTACGAACACTGTGAAGTCTGTAAATAATAGCAACAGAACATTCAAAGTTATGTACTATGGTCAGGACGTTGGTCAGGTTAAGGCGCCCAGCCGTATCGTGGCGGAAGAGTTCGTCCGTACAGAGATGCAACTTGGAATTGCCGATTTTGGCGCCATCGTTAAACTGGTAGAGGTGTACTAATATGCCACGCAAATACACGCTTACACGCGCACAGCACGCGTTATTATTGCAGGTTATGCGCATGGAGTACGAAGAGACTACATGGGCGCAGGCTATGCAAACTGGGCGCGAGTTCTACGCGCAACTAATAGCACAAAATGCCTAGACAACATGATCGGTCTGGTGGGTACTACACACATCAACCAAACAACGGGGTAAACAAAATGCGTAGTTTCAAATGTGTAAGCGTAAACGATAATGCTAAGGCTAGTGCTAAGGGTCTGTTCACAGTAGGTAATGTGTATGACTTCAACATGGAAAGTTATATACACATGACCCTCACGGGCGTAATGTTCGGCGACGTTGGTGCGGTGCGCTGCGAATTAAACAAGTACACGGAAAAGGAATATGCTCTTATCAGCCGCTACACGGGCGAGCCGTTAGCTGTGTTCCATGCAGCTTAAGCTATAACGCACACAGCGCCACGCTAGCGAGCTAATGCATAAAGGCAATGGTAATGCATTAGCTCGGGCGAAACAGGCGCACAGCGTCGCGCACAGCTCGCACAGCGCACACCGACCCACGCAGGCCCAGCCGCGCGACCCGACCCATCCTTTTCCAGGTACTTGGATCGCTGGGGGCGTGCCTGTCCATCCTGATAGTAAGTGCTTGTCTAAATCTCACCTGTCACCTAGCCTATCCACCTACATCCATGACCCCACCTACCTTCTTTTTGAATATATTGCGCTCATCCTTTCTAAATATATGGATTTTGGTAGTAAATTCTAAGTCGTCAACGTATAATTCGTCTTGTAGCTGCTCCATAGCTACCATCTTTAAGCGGATGCAACCAATTTCTATCAATTCACACCAGTTTTAGAGCATCAAGGAGGTATTATGTGCGACTCCAGTGCAAGCGCTACACCCAGCACCTCCAGCAATGTGGTTACAGAGGTAAATGCAATGCGATTAGGTCCATATCGCGGCTATTATGGTCGTGCTGCATGGAATGACGCTACTCAACGTTTTGAAGGCTGGATTATCTGCCCGGAACGTGTTAAATTTCACTCCGTAAAAGAGAAAAATATCGTTCTTAATCTTCAAAAATGTGTCACTAAATATGTAGAGGAGCAAGAAGAATGCGTGTAGGGGAGGGTGAAAAGGTTGTTAACTATTTCGGGACTCAGGTTATAGTACCTGCCTGGGTTAATTGGCTCGCGGTTGATAAATGTGAAGAGCTCTATGCTTACGAAAACGAGCCTTATGTAGATAAATCTGATGATTGCGACCGTTGGTATGAGGATACGGGTAAATCCATCTTTATTGGCGAGTTTCCTTTCAAAGAAGGTCGTTGGGTAAATTCTTTAGTTAATGTTAGTTCGGAGGCTTAGATGCGTGTAGAAGAGATTGTTGAAGGTAAAGAGTATCGTTTACTGACCGATATTGGTGGTGTTGGGTATACTCCGGATGATGCAGCTTGTTTTAACGTCCTTCCGCAAGGCGCTATCGTAACAGTTAACAAGGTTGTTACCGATTTATACAGCGTTCATGACGGCAGATGACCACATGCAGTTATTGTTACCTTCGGTAAAGATGGATATGTGGATCTTGATGGCGAAAATGACGCTTACGAAGTTGCTTATACAGGTCTTGTAAGCCCCAATTTCCTGGAAGAAGTATAATTATCAATCTATAATGGGCTCTACGGAGCCCTTAATTATCTGGAGGTTGTTATGTTTTATTTAGGAATGGACGAAACTGGACACGCAATTCCTTCTGTTAACAAAGAGACACAAGTATTTACAGACTATTACGGGTCTGCTATCCCTGTAGAGGCCTGGGCTAACTTTATCGCTGTAGACGCAGACGGTAAAGTACATTGTTATGACGCCAAACCTTCTTGCTATGAATCTGGTAAGCAATGGATGCTTAGCGTATACGGTTTGCATGTGCGCTACTGCGGTGAAGTTGACCTTGAAGGCGGTGACTGGCGTGATACGCTAAGGGAAATTAAAGAATATAGGCTTAACCCATGAAAATATTCATGATATTAGGCGCTATAATTGCCGCTTTCCTTGTATTTGCAATTGTAGACTCTAAAGAAATGGAGCGGCAAAACTGCCAACGTACTGGTAACAGCCGGGAGGATATTATTTGGCAATATATTTACGATGCAAAAGGTAATGTAATGTCAATGTATCCTCAGGTTATTACTGAGTATGAATATAAATGCAATGACCGTAACAGGTGGAGATAATAATGAGCTGTCAAAAATGTAACGGAACGGGAATGGTTGATAGTGGTGGAACTCAACCGTGGGGTGAGCCTATTCTGGTGGAGTGTGATTGTTTATATCGTGAGCGAGACGCTTGGGAACTGGATCAAGCTGGAGGTTACTACTCCCGTCATGTTATGGCAATGACATCCGAAGGTTTGCACAGCAAAGGTGATATTGCTGCGGAGCTGGGTTATCGTGACATGCGCATTGACCAGCTAGAAGCAGAATGGCGAGCTCAGGAAGAACGTGCCGAAAATGCTGAAACTAACCTTGTCGACATGCGTGCTGCTGAGCACGCTTTATCCGATTCTTATATTCGTTTGCGTCAAATTGTTGGTGCAATGAATCCGCCGGGTGTGACCAGCGAAGAGGTGTGGGCGCATACCGAGAAGAAGGCTCAAGAGTTGCGTGATCGCTGCGAAGCTCTGGAAGCTGTAGCAAAGGACTTCCTGCGTCGTAATAAATATGGTCCTTTGTTCTATCGTGATTTGTATAACCGTTTTAAGGAGATTGTGAAATGATTACCGCTCAAGAAGCTCGTGAATTAAGTGATAAGCTGGATATTAGCGAAGATATTGAATTTATCAGTGATAGCATTCGCGTAGCTGCTACAAAGGGATACAATAAAGTATCACTTGTAACTAAATACGGGGCTGTTGGCAATCCTGACACTCAAGACCCAACCACTATGAAGATTGCTAAATGGTTAGCAGATTCAGGTTTTACGGTGCTATATTATCCTTCAATGGACCAACGGGATAACGAGCGTACTGAGGTGGCCTGGTGATTGAAGAAAATATCAAATATTGGAAAGGTTTTATTGACGAAATGCTGAAACCATTGGAGAAGAAATAATGCTATTAGTTGTCACCGGAGGTCGAGATTTTAAGCATGTGGAGTATATTTACGCTCAATTGGATAAGCTGCATATGCAAAGAAGGATAACCACACTTCGCCACGGTGACGCTGACGGTGTTGACCGGATTTGCGCACATTGGGCGGAGCGCAACGGTATTAAGACAGAAGCGTTCCCTGCCCCGTGGGACAATCTTTCCTTACCAAATACCAAGATACGGTATAACGCCAAGGGTGCTTATAATGCACAAGCTGGCGCTTACCGCAATCAATTAATGCTGGATACTGATCCTAAACCAGATCACGCTATTGTGTTTCCGGGCGGAGCTGGTACTATGGACATGTACAGACGGATTAAAGCATCCGGTATTTCTTACACATTAGCGGAGTAAATGATGGCTGACGTTAAAACTATTGTTGATGCAATGGACGAATCCAAAGACTGCCAACTGAAGAAGTCGTTTGAGGTAAACCAGGTTACAGAAACGCAGTTGATAGCCAACTTTGCGCGTTATTGCGGATTGGGTCGCGGGAAGGACTGGAATGGGCTCATTGTAATGCCTACATCACAGATCCTTGTCTATGTCCGTAATATTGTAGAAGATCTTTTACGTCTTCAAATAGATATTGGTGACGTAGAAATTAACATGATCGCGAGCTCTACTATTGTGGTTAAATGGCAGTCGGGCGAGACACTTCGTTTGGAAGCGTGTTATTGTGCTAAGAGCTTGCACCACCTGCGCGGTTGTCACTACCAGTTTGTTGGGTTTGTGCATCTACAAGGGTTAAGCGGGCGTACGGCGATGGTAGCTCGTTTGCTGCTGCGTCCTTATAATAACGAGCCGGAAGTCATATACGAGGCATAAGATGATTAAACACGTCAAGCAACCAACATTGAATACATGCGTTTCTGCGTGTCTAGCAATGATCCTTAATAGACCTGTAGAAGAAGTAATTGCGGAATTTCATGATCGATATTACAACAATTGGGAAATAACAATTTCCGAATATCTAGTACAAAACAATGTTGACCACATCTGTTCTGTAGGCGGTGGGCGTGAAACTATATACATGGGTGGTTTGTTCTTATGCACTGTCCCAAGTCTCAATGTTCCTGGAGCACTGCATCAGGTTGTGATCGATACAACTAATCACAAGTTTATTGTACATGACCCGATTAAAGGTTGGGAAGGTAAAAAGTTCTACGTTGGCCCGGATCAAGATCCTGAACAGCCAGGAGCATTTATCATTCATACTTGGGTTAAAGACGTTGAGATTGTGCTTAATTAAAAACCTTGCTATCAGATAACCCTTCATTGTATTGTGTACCCATCGAATAAGAGGGGTACACAATGACCAAACTATACGCCGGATTGTTTTTATTTGCGACGTTAATGTTCGCTGGACTTTATACCTATACAGTAGTCGAACAACCTTCCACGGTTATCCGAATCTTTGCAAGTACAGGGCTTTGTATCTGTCTTATTCTATTTGTTTTATGCATTGTTATTATCCAAGACCAAAGGAAAATTAAATGACCACAATCGCGTTTGATGGAAAAGTATTAGCTGCGGACCGTGGAGTTATGCGCGGGGAAGCTGTGACTGCATATAAGAAAGTTCACAGCGTAAATGGACATCGTGGACGCTTCTTGCTGGGCTTGTGCGGTTTGACTGCATTTACCGATCAGGTGTTGCGTTATTTTAATAGCGCTGAACCTGTTAAGTTCCCTGATATTAAACTTTACAGCAAAGATGATGATTACGGGCAAACTTGCGGTCTTGCGGTTACTCCGGAAGGTACTTGCCATTTTATTTATAATGATGGTACTTTGAGCGAACCCATGCTGGATGGATGGGGATCTGAGGGTAGCGGTTGTGTGTTTGCTGCTGGCGCGTTAGCTGCTGGTGCAAGTGCGAGCGAAGCTATTGAGTTAGCAATTAAACACACCACATGTGCATTTCTTGGCGTTGATACAATATCGTTTGAGGGTTTTTAAATGACTACATTCAGTCACCTGATCCCACCTGCTTATCACAGCAAGGTAGTTGACCACGGGACGCATGTTGTAATTGGTGGCGAAATCTTTATCACAGATAACGAGGAAATCGCCATTGCAATTATTGACAGCACTCAGCATGACTTTATGGTTATCCTGCAACACGAACCCGATAACTTCACTTTTTACTCCAGCTACGGGGTCGATAAAGGTGGAAAAGGTCTTGTTAGCTGGTACATTAGCGAGTGGTTTGACGGGTAATCTTCTTAGATCAATTCTCCTTGCGCCGTATCAAGTTTCTCTGTTACCCTTCAGTGGTTCATGTCAAGCGGAGGAACTCGATATGGCGCTTCAACCTCGTGGTATTCGTAACAACAATCCAGGTAACATTCGCTGGGGTGATAATTGGCAGGGATTGGTCCCTGTTGATAAGCGAACCGACAAATCTTTTGCACAATTTACGCAACCAATCTACGGCATCCGCGCTCTGGCGAAAGTCCTGACCAACTACACCAAACGTGAAGGCTTGCCCAATGTGGGTAAGAAGAACATCGACACTGTACGTGAAATTATCTCTCGCTGGGCTCCGCCTAACGAAAACGATACGGAAGCGTATATTCGTTCTGTTGCCAAAGCAATTGGTGTTAAACCTAACGATCCAATCAATGTCTTCGACAAGACGATAATGTCAGGTTTGGTAAAAGCAATCATTCGTCATGAAAATGGCATGATGCCTTACACGGACGACGTAATCAACCGCGCTATTGCAATGGTACTTTAACTGACGGGGCGTCAGCCCCTTTTTATTGGAGGGAACATGTTCAACTCATCAAACGAACATTGGGCAGTTCTAGCGGGGTTTGCTCTGATTTCCCTCATTGGGGGAGCTCTTGGTTATGTCATGCGTACAATTGACGCTGGTAAGAAGGTACGGATAAGCATTCTATGTCTTGAAGGTTTATCCGCCGCGTTCTTTGGCGTTATAATGTACGCAATCTACAGGGAGTTTAATATCAGCCTTTGGTTCGCTTTTGGCCTCGCTGGCCTATTCGCTTGGGCGGGTTCACGTGCTACGTTAAAAGCTCTAAAGTCGCTTCTAGCATCGCGGACAGGGATCAAACTCGACTCAGAGGACTGCAAACATGAAAATGATTCTAAATAACTTCTTCGGCTTCATAAAAGCTAACCCCCGTCTGTTTATCGAGTACCTGATGATCGGCGCGGTTGTGTTTTTATGCGGAGTGGCCGCTCACCTGTGGTCACAAAAC